TGCCCACAATTGCCTACCCCCCCCCGCCTACCTATATTTTCCTCCATAAATTTGGGATAACGTGATCCCAATTCGAGCATTGACCACAACCATGGCCCAGGCTATAATTAGGCTTCAATCAATTGGAGGGTTTTGAAATGTCTGTTTCTCACTATACCGTCTGCGCTAACTGGGCCGCACAAACTGGCAAATGCCAGCGCGGGTTCAACATCTGGTATGAAGGCGACACGATATATTCGTATGGTCGCCATTTCGCTATGGGGCGGATCATTGGCGATATTGTTCTGGCCACGACTAGGCGTTATTCCGTATCAACGGAAAAACACAAAGGCTATTGTTACATGGCCGCACATTTCGAAGGAAAGCGAATTTACTCTGTGCCTAACGTCTGCGCTCGCGCCATTCACGAACATCGCGATAACTACGCTAGCTTTGAAACGCGAGCGCTCGAATACGAAGCCAAAGCTAAGCGCGCCCGCAAATATGGCCAATCCCACCTCAATGCTGCTAATCGTTTGCGAGCGGATGCTTCAGACTACGCCAAAGATTTCAATCTTGGCTACAAATAAACTTGGGATAACGTGATCCCAAAACCTTGAAAGGAAATGTTATGGAAAAAGCTACCATCAAAAGCGCTCGCGAAACCGCCGCCACCTACAAAGGCGATAACCTCGATGATAACGGCTTAGATGATGCCTACCTGCGAGGTTTTGATCGTGGCTATAGCTGCGCCAACAACAATGATTTGCCTGAGATAGGGGAAACCATTGATGAGCCAGACTGCGACGTTACGCTCGTTGAAACCAGCGATGATCGCGAGGAAGTCCTATCTCACCGCGCCTATGCTGGTGAAGAAAATGATCGTTCATATAGTCCATTCGAATTCACTGCCGAAGAATTCAATGATGCTGATGAACGCTTGAGCGAGGCTCTGTGGGAAGCTTTCGACCAAGGCATAGGCGACGGCATTGCCGCTAACGTCAAAGAGAGAATGGGAGACTAAATATGTCAAAATTCACAGACGCAATCGAGCATAACTGGCCGGACTACGTTATCTCTCCGGGTACTTGGGCTAGCTCTATCGAAGAGCATGGCGAAGATTACGAAGATGAAGGTTCCTTCTCTTGGCAGGGTTGCGATAGCTGCGGATCACATTTAGGCGGCGATAGGTACGAAGCTACGGCCATTCATCACGAAGCTTTCGGACCTGACGCCAAGCAGCCAGATAACCTTCACGAAATATCCATTTGCACCGATTGCATCCTATTTCATGCAAATGGCGACGAACCAGAAGAATGGGGTAAATAGTTTGGGATCACGTTATCCCATTTCCCAGTCCATTATTCCGGCCACTCCCCATAGCTCCAACAGAGTATCAGCGATGCAAAAACTAATCTCAAAACAATCCGAGGCGAAGTTGGTAAGTGGGGGGGTCTATAGACCCCTCCCCATATTTACCAACATCTTCTCGACCCTCCCCTTAGTTACCAACATCTTACCAACATCTTACCAACTTCCTAAAAAACGGCAGTTTTCTGCGGTTTTTAGCTTACCAACATCTTACCAACTTCTTACCAACATACCTGGGATCACGTTATCCCAAAATACCCCTAAAATGGCCGAAGTTGGTAAGTTGGTAAGAAGTTGGTAAGAAGTTGGTAAGCTATTTCGGGACTTGGGATAACTGTTAGATGGGATAACGTGATCCCAAAAAGGAGGCTTTCATGTATATAATTCGCAACGATAGAACCAGGGAATACCTTCACAGAAAGGGAGGAGCGAATACCTATATAGCGCTGGCTAAAAACGCCTCGTTATTCAATACTTGGGTGGGAGCGGTGGAAACCGCCAAGGCTTTAGGTGATAACCATACCGTAGTTGAAATAGACGAACGATATGAAGCGGTATATCTAACGGCGGGAAGGAATACTTGCGATTGCGGCAGTGGGGAGGATAGCTGGTGGGAAAATGATGCACGGGGTATCCCCCTCTGCAAAGTATGCTCAGAGTGTCGCAAGGATAAGCTTAAGAGGTATAGGATCGACGTTTTGATGGACCCATTTTATTGGGCTGATGAACAGATAGAGGAGGATTACTGAGATGCAAAAATATAGAGCGGATATGTCAGAGCTTCAATCTGACTATGCTTGAACCTGGGATTACGTGATCCCATTTGGAGGGTTATCGACATGATGAATAAAATGCTCAAGATGCTGAGCCATCAGTATGGCGGCGAAACCATAGAAGATGTGGAACGTTTAGTGGTGAGGGGGGTCTACAAATACACGAACTGCGGGGCTTCCTGTTATTTCCCGGAGGAGGGGTATCGGGTCCATGTAGCTGGCTATGTAGAGGGGACGGACATCGATTGCACTGTATTCGAACTGACATGGCCATTCACTATGGAGGACTGGTGGGACGCATTGACAGCCTGTGAGGAGGAAGCCTCAGAGATATGGGACCGCACACATGGTTGCGACGATTGCGGATCGGAAAATGAACTAGGGGGGATCGACATTAGCCCCTCATGCCCCTCATGCAAGGGTGAAGGAGTTATCATATGAATACCGATCAGAAGGAAGCGGTCAGGGCCAGGGCTCGTAGTGCGATCCTGGATTTGTACCACAATGCGACGGTGAACCATCCCTACACTGAGGATGAGAGCTATTGGGATTGGTTCCAGGATGCCGCCTCGTTCGAGATTGAGTATATCCAGGAGGGAGGTGCCTATGGCTCTCTAGTCAGGCACCTCCATAACGTGGGCAAGGAATGCGACCGCGAGGGTAGGTCGTTGGCCTACAAAAGTATGGCTAGGCGGCGGGAGAAGCGCAATATACTGATAGAGCGCTCACGGTGGAGCGCCTGGAATTATACCGCTGACTGGTACGGCAAGCTCTACCAGTATGGGCGAGGGGGGAGAACCTTGGCACCTGAGGATTTGATCAGGACGGGGGGAGGGTCTACCTATTCTGTGCGGGAGGATTACCCTGATGATTTGAACATGGAGGATTGTGTCGAGCTGATCCAGGTGATCGAAAGCTTCAACTGGATTGTGGGCTGCTGGTGCAAGGACGTACCCGACCTATGGGCGGATGAGGTCCAGCAGCAGGAGGTTATGCTTGCTGAATGTGGCGGCCAATAATGGTATCACGTAATCCCAAAATGAAGGAGAAAGATATGCCTGAGAAAACGATCCCGAACGTGCCTAAGGAAACCTTTTGCCAGCATAGGGATGCTATCTACCGCCGCAGCGAGGTGCCCGATAGCTTTGTGGTGGAGGGGAAGGTCGGCCAGCTACCTTGGGTGTGGGGGCATAGCCTGGGGGAAGCATATGTCCAGGCTGATCGTGCTAACCGCAGGATGGGCAAATCTGAAGAAGAAGTAGACCGCATCGTAGTATCATCAATGAGGGTAACCAAATGACCTATGAAGTAATCGGCACCAGAAACTTCCTCCCCTTGCGGGGGGAAACACGCAGCCCTTTCCACAGCGTAGGTGTGGGGGGCGAGTATGACCAACCTGGGGGCGGCGACGTTGGGGTTCTCTGTGTTGATGAGGAAACAGCCCAGGTAGTGGCCACTGCCCTTAATGTGTATCGAGAGTTTATCTATGCCCGTAGGAGGGTACCTATATCGCGAGTGCCACTGATGGAGAGACTGGCTAGGGTTATGGATGGGAAGCGTGACCCTAACCCCATCGAACCACCTCTCATTGCCAATAATCCCTAAAAACATGAAAATAGAGTACCCTAGACAAGTCTCCAAGGGTTGTGTTACCCTTGGGGGCTTTCCGCTTTGCCAGGAGCGTGAACATGCCTAATCGTTTTTGGGGAGCAGTGCTTATCAGCCTCTTTGTGGTCGTATGGGTGTTGGCCACGGCTGAGTACACGTTCTAGTTTGGGATTATGTGATCCCATTTCGGAGGGAAATATGAATATCTACCTATGTGAAGTTGTTACCCAAGCGGGCTCGACCAGTGAAAGCTTCAGGTTCGATAGCAAGACTGAGAGAACCTTCATCACAGCCCGTAGTGTAGACAGAGCAAAAGAGGCAGCAAAGGCCGCATTCCCTGAGGGGGTTGTGAGTATATCCCATATAGGCCCAGCCTAGGACTCCTCACATGAGCGAGTTACGAGAGGCAGCGCTGGCTTATGCCAAGCGAGGGTGGCCTATCTTCCCCTGTCGTTCAGACAAGACCCCTTACACCAGTAACGGCGTTCTCGACGCCACTACTGATCCCGAGGTTATCAACGCTTGGTGGGATAAGTGGCCGGGAGCTAACATAGCTTTTGCTGTTGGTGGCGCGGACTTCCTGGTTATAGACTACGATCCAGGGAGTAACAGGGATGAGGTGGCTAAAGCTTTGGGGGGAAAGATACCTCCCACCAAACTTGTGTCCAGAACTCCCAGAGGGGGTACCCATGAATTCTATCAGCTATCCAGCGACGATGAACCAATTGCGTCTTCAGTTGAGCCATTCGCAAAGCACGTTGATATACGCTCGTTCCATGGTTATGTACTTCTCCCTCCATCCGCAACCAAAGATGGAGTATACGTATGGGAGCAGGAGGGAAGGGCCGGGAATAGAACTCAAGCTCTCCTCGAAGCTTGCAAGCCCGCACGAGCTAAACACGTTGACAGAGATAATTGGATTATTGAGCCGGACTTGCCCCAGCATATTGACAGAGCTATCCAATGGCTCGAAGGAAAGATTGAGATAGGGGGTTCCTGGTGCAAGATAGCTATCGAAAATGCAGGAGGAGACAATACCACATACGCTACCGCAGCCATGATGAAGTCCTGTGGCTTGAGTGAGGAGCGAGCCGCAGAGGTAATGTGGGAGCATTGGAATGAGAGGTGTATCCCCCCATGGCCATGGGAGGACATACAGACCAAAGCTAGCCATGCTTACGAGTACAACACCTCCGCTCCTGGTAACGTCACACAAGCCTACCAAGCTGCCAAGGTAGCAATTCAGTTCCAGCCGATAATTGAACCTGCCGGTGAAGGGAGGACAATGCGAGCGGGGCGGTATCGTTTTGTAGATTGGGGAGGGATGCAAGCGATCCCTGATCCGACTTGGTTGTTACCGGATTTTTTGACGGATGGGGGGTATGGGATGCTGATCGGTCCCCGGTCCAGCCTTAAAACATTTATAGCATTGGATGCAGCACTAACGGTGGCTACTGGGGGGTATCCATCGTGGGAGGACAATGACCAGGAGTGGCGAGGGGTTTGGGATGCTCCTGCTAAACCTGGACCTGTCCTCTATGCGGTGGGGGAGGGGCGCTCTGGCATTCGCCTAAGAGCTAATGGCTGGGCAAGGCTCCATTGGGCGAAGCGACCCTCCCCCTCGTTGTATCTAGCTGACCCAGTGCCTAGGGTATCTGATGGGTTGGAAGCTCTCGACGGCTTCATTGAGGGCGCGTTAAAATATGAGCCGTATGGATACCGGCTGGTGGTGATTGATACAGTCGGTAGAGCAATGCAAGGATTGAACGAAAATGCCCAAGAACACGCTTCCTCCTTCACTGCAATGGTTGAGCATCTACAACGCAATCTTTGTGATACGGTTCTCGCAGTCCATCACACCGGACATGAGGCAAAGGATCGTGGACGAGGTTCTAGCGTCTTCGAAGCGGACGCTGATACCCTCGTTGTCGTCGAGAGGGATGATCAAGACAAATACTCCAAGCTAAAGATGACCAAACAGAAGGATGCTCCTGAGTGGGAAAGCCCACGCTGGGTAGAGGCTGTCAACATCCGCATGGATTTGGAGGGGAATGAAACCACCTTGGCCATGGCCAGGATGGATAAGAAGGAAGAGAAGAAGCAGGCTAGAAAGAAAGTAGATGCTGGTGCGAAACTTCATGTTGTGGATAAATTTGCAATGAAGGTGCTGAAGAGTAACATAGGGGTAGAGATGACTACCTCTACATTTGCGGTGAAGATCAGTGCCGCAGAAGATGAGGGAGGAGGAGGGGTCGGCCTAGATGAACAGACTATCAGGAAGCACTACCTGTCGAAGATAATAATGCCAAGTAACGACTGTGAGGCGAGGCAGTACTATGACGCAGCGAAGTCACGCTGGCGGTACTTATCGTCAGTGGACTAGGGATCACGTGATCCCACTAGACAAGGTGTGTAATGTTAGAGTACACTAAGAGAGTAGAAGCTCGCTACCGGAGGGGTACCGACATAGTTGGAGGGATAGTCACCTGGGGTTCAATAGCTCTTTGGGCGACAGGTTTTTGCTTCTGGCTTTATGGTATGTACCTCTGGATTTTCACTTGAAACCCTGAGGAGGGAAATTGATGGCGAAGAAAGCTAAGAAGAGTAGTGGTGCGGCGGCTAAGGCCAAGGAGGCGATAAAGAAAGCCAGGGCTGCGGAGAAGGAAGCCAAGGCTGCTGAGAAGACTGCCGCTAAGGAGGAGGCCAAAGAGAAGGCGGCGAAGGAGAAAGCCAAGAACCTCAAGAAGGCTCAGAAGGAGCTTGATCCCGCTGCGAAAGAGATCAACGTTCGTCTGGAGAAGGCGGCGCAGAACGACAGCAAGGCTGACGACCATCGTTTGGCTGCTGCTATCAAGTTGGATGAGGTCAAGACGCGATGCAATGACCTTGGCCTCAAGTTCAAGGAGTGGTGTGAGGGTCATTTGGATGAGAAGTGGTCTTACGAAAACGCTCGCAAGCTTGCGCGTATCGGTGCCGCTGACGATCCCCAACTAGCGTTGGAGGATCTTCGTAGTGGTAGTCGCAAGGCTATGGAGAAGAAGCGCAAGAAAGACAAGGAAGAGGGTAAGAAGGCTGCGGTCAAGTCCGCCCCCAAGGTCGCTGAGGAAGCTTTCGACAATATGTCGAAGGAAGATGCAGTGAAGGTGCTGAAGAAGGCGAATAAAAAGCACAAGCTTGGTCTTGGTAAGGGTAGCGCCGATAAAGGTCTTGATGGTGCTATCGCGGCTTTCGAGGATCTGGACGCGAAGGATAAGATGCGTCTCATGGCTCACATGGCTGGGAAGATGGATGCTACTGTTACCATCTTCGATGAGGATATTCACAAGGCTGTGAAGGGACTGAAGTAGCTTGTGGCAACTGAGCTTGGGATCACGTGATCCCAGGCTCTTTTTTTTCTGGAGGGAAAAATGAAAATCGACGTACGATAGAGGAGTAAGATTATGGATATAGTTACGATTACTATTGTTCTCGTCGTTCTTGCAGCAATCTTCGGAAACTCTGCATGAAAGATCATGACATAGAGGCTAGCTGGGCAACGGAGCCTTTGTTCTATGAGGCTCCTTGCCCGCCTGGGCAGGAACCAAGGCAGTACCAACATGCTAGTGTGGAATACTGTCTCGCTCGCGATCACGCTCTCATAGGAGACGCACCAGGGTTGGGTAAAACGATAGAGCTATTGATGCTCTCGAATGCTATAGAGGCTAAGCGAATTCTAGTCGTATGTCCCGCCAGTCTGAGGCTCAATTGGGAGCGAGAGGTCTGGCGCTGGTCTATGCTTCCCAACGTCCGTACCTATCCAGTTCTCAAGGCGCAAGATGGGGTTAGCCCAGAGGCGAACTACCTCATCATTTCCTATGATATGCTGCGGAACAAGAACATTCTTCAAGCACTCCTCGATTTGCGGTGGGATCACCTTATCCTTGATGAGGCTCACTATCTCAAGGACCCAAAAGGCAACAAGAGAACGGCAGCTATCTGCGCTGCTGATGGGCTGAGGTCAGTGGTAGGTAGGATTACCATGGCCAGTGGAACAATTCTCCCCAACCAACCTATCGAATGCTACAACGCTATCAGGCTCTTGGATTGGAGCGCGATTGATTACATGAGCGTCGAGGGATTTCGTGATTATTTTTATGAGAAGGGGCAGGGCTTTGTGACGGGAAGGTATGAAACTACTCTCAAGAATGGGGAAACGGTAATGAAGTACGGCCCGCACTGGTCAGATGAGGTTCGCAACGTCCCTTGTAACTTAGATCAGCTTCGCACCATCTTGCGCGGGGATATTATGGTACGCCGTCTTAAAGAGGATGTACTGAAGGAGCTTCCTGAAAAGCAATGGCACGTGTTCCCTCTAGCTGCGTCGAAGGAGGTCAGGAAGGCGATGGCTGACGATAGTTGGGGTAAGGTGGAAAAGCTGTATGAGCTTGACGCTGATGCCTTTGATGAAGGTATCCCTATTGATGGTGCTATCTCTACTGCCTTCAGGCTCTTGGGTGAGGCCACGGCACCTGCCATCGCGGACTACATCGAAAACCTCTTTGATAGTGGGATAGAGAAGCTGGTAGTGGGAGCATGGCATATATCAGTTTTGGACTATCTAAAGGAAAGGCTAACCAAATATGGTGTGGCATATATAGACGGTAACACCAGCCCTAAGAAGAAACAAGCCCAAGTCGATCTATTTCAAGAGGATATTGATACTCGTATCATACTTGGGCAAGTGCTGCCTCTAGGGGAGGGGTGGACCTTAACGGCAGCGCAAGATGTAGTTCAGGCTGAACCCTGGTGGGTGCCGGGGAAGAATGATCAATTGCTGGAGAGGACCCACCGCATTGGCCAGGAAGGAGATAGGGTCCTTGGCCATATGCCATTCGTTCCCGGCACCCTGCATGAGAAGATCATTAGCCAGGTGGTGGCAAAGGATAAGAATATCTACGAAACTTTGGATATGAGAGACTAGAAAGGAGTGTTGACCATGAGTAAAAATTCGCTTACAATTCCTGAAGTTATCCATGAAGGAGGGAAATCATGAACGTGAATAAGATCGCCGTGGAAGAACACGGCTCCGGCTACCAGATCACCGTAGGTATGTTTGCGCCAGGTTGGTTGGGGTCGAATGACGATGGCCCAACAACTGGCGTTGGCCGTGCTGCGGCAGCTATGGAAAAGCTGATCCTTGCTATGTTCAAGGATGCTCGCATTGGTGAGGAAGAGGGATCACGTGATCCCAAACCTAAGAAGCAGCGCAAGCGCAGGACGAAGGCAGAGATGGAAGCCATTGATGAGGCTACCAGTGACGCTAAGGCTGAAGAAGAGGAAGAAGAGGAAGAGGAGGAAGAGGAGGAAGAGGAGGAAGAGGAACCTACTCCTGCCCGTACTGCTGGGCGAAGGGGCAGACGGGGGAAGGGTGCAGCGAAGAAGTCTGCAAAGACGGATACCTCTGATGACGAAGAGGAAGAGGAAGAAGAGGAAGACCCTCCCAAGAAGAAGGGGCGGCGCGGTCGCAGAGGCAAGGCTGGTACTACGACTGGCAAGAAAGGAAAGTCAAAGAAATCCCCTTCTGATGACGAGCCTAGTGACGAAGACCTGACCAAGGCTTGCTCTGATGCCGCTCGCGATATTGGTGCCCCTGGTGTCTTGGCTGCGCTAGAGGTCTTCAAAGTTGATAAGGTGAATGAGCTTGAAGGCGACCAGCGTCAGGAGTTCCTTGATGTTCTCGATGAAATGGTTGCCGACGGGGTTGGCGAGTGAGCGAACTACAAGCTCACTCTCCTCTGGGAGCGAGCGGGGCATATCGTTGGATGGTATGCCCCGGCTCCGTGGGCAATAGCGAAGGGGTTATTGATCCAGAGAGTGAGTTCGCCGCAGTCGGCACTGCTGCTCATACCTTAGCATCTGACTGCCTTGAAAGCGCTAAAGATGCTTGGCCACTCATTGGCTCCTGGTATGACGGGCAAGATATCGTACTTGCTGGTACTCCATGCGATGGAGCGTTAGTAGTAGATAAGGATATGGCGGATGCCGCCCAGGTCTATCTTGACGCCATTCGCCACGAACACCCTAACCAGAACCAGGGCAACACCTGGGTAGAGCGTAATTTTCACTGCCCAGATATCCATGAGCTATTCTACGGCACCGCTGATTTCATCCACTATGACAAGGCCAATAGTAAGCTCCATGTGTGGGATTACAAGCATGGTGCTGGGATTGTTGTAGATGTGGAGGGCAACCCTCAGCTTATGTACTACGCTGTAGGGGCGCTTGAGGATTTGGACTTGTGGGATGAGGTTGAAACCATAGTCCTGCACGTGGCTCAACCCAGAGGGTGGCATAGTGACGGCCCGTTGCGTGAGTGGTCGCTTGGAAAAAGTGAACTAGCGAAATGGTTGGATAACATTTTGAAGCCAGCTATGAACCGCGCTCAGACTTCGACTGACACAGCCAGTGGTGATCACTGTCGTTTCTGTCCCGCTCGCTGGAGAGCTTGCCCGCAACTCGTTGCTGACGAGGAGGAGCTAACGGAACTCATGACTAAAATGGAAAAAAAGGGAGGGGCGAAGAAGCTATCCAACAAGGATATCGCTCGCTTGCTAGACCTTGGTGAGGTGATGAAAATCTCCATCAAGGCGGCTAGGGAGAATGGCTTCGCTCGCGCAGAGGGAGGAGCGGAGATACCAGGGTGGAAGCTGGTGAAAGCTCGCTCCAATCGTGAGTTCAAAGAAACCGCTGAAAAGGCAGCGATCAAAAAGTTCGGCAAGGCGAAAGCTTTCACGACACCTGAGTTAAAGTCTCCAGCCAAGATCGATAAGTTGCCAGGAGGGAAGAAGTTCACGGCTGAGTACGCTTTCAAGCCTGAGAAAGGTATGCAACTGGCTCAAGCCAGTGATGCCCGTAACGAAGCTGGACCTAGCACTAGGTCTATGTTCAAACCCCAACACAATAATTAGAAGGAAGATTGACTATGGCCAAAGCGACCGAAGACAAGAAGAAAAAGATCATGACCCCTGAGGGGCGGTTGATCAACGGCTCTTTGTGGACAAAAGATGTCTACACCCCTGAGAGGGGGAAGGAGGGAACACCCCAGTACAAGGTTGAGATGGCTTTCAATCCTGACGACTTGGAGGAGTTGGAGAACGCTATCGTTGCCTGTGCTGTCGAGGAGTGGGGCGAGGATGCAGAGCAGGAGTATGACGACGGAGATATCCGTAGTCCAATCCTGGACGGCGATGAGATGGCCAAGAAGAGGGAGAAGAAAGGTAAGAATGGTGAAGCTTACCAGGGCTTTGATGTCATTCGCGCAGCTACCATCTACAACGCTAATGGCTATGATGATAGTGGTGGTGTCTATGTTGCGGATGCTGCCGCTGAGCAGATGACCTTTGAAGAGCGTGGGAAGGTCTACAATGGCAGTTACGGCATTGCTATCCTCACTCCCAATGCGTATGAGATGGAGGGACGCGATGGTACGGTGCGGGGCGTTAGTCTCTACCTTCAGGCGTACCAGTTCACCAGGGATGGTGATCCTTTGCGTGGCTCCAATGCGGGCGCTTCCATGTTCACCTCCAAGGTGAATGAGGAGAGTGAGGGAAAAGGTCGGCGCCGCAGGGGTAAGTAGTTTAGGCGTCGATCTTGAGGGGTGTGTCTTCCCACAGGCACACCCCTTTTCTTTTGAGGAAGGAAGTATGAATATTATCCGCGAGTATCCACCGAACATCAACGAGATACGTAAGTCATTTCCTGTCAAAGGGAAGTCGGTTATTTTTGCTTGGGGGGAAGACATCTATAATCCTAATGGAGTGCAGATACCAAAGCATTTGATCGCACATGAGGCTGTCCATATGGCTCGCCAGAGAGCTTTCGTGATAAATCTCCATGGTGCTATATGGGAGGGTATCACTGACGCTAGCCGTGAGAAAGGTGTCTGGGATTGGTGGAACTGCTACATCAACGATATAAAATTTCGCTTCGATGAGGAGTTACCGGCGCACCAAGCTGAGTACCTGTGGTTCCTCCAGAACGGGGCGCACCGTCCTGAGAGGCGGCGAGCGATAAGTGAGATTTCACGGCGCTTGGCTGGGCCACTCTACGGGCGTTTGATCAGCAAGAGCGCTGCGAAAGAAATGCTGGAGATGTGCCACAAGTGGCGGGATCACGTGATCCCAAAGGAAGATGCCTGATGACGAAAGACCTAAACTGGGTAGAGAGATACAAATGACCATCGTCCTCGACTTCGAAACCCGCAGCGAGGCTGACCTAACTAAGGTCGGTGCATGGTCTTATTCCGAACATCCCAGCACCGAAATCATCTGCGCTAGTTGGGCAGTGGGCGACAGCCCGATATACAACTGGTTGAACCCTGCCGTGGGTAAAATAAACGGTCGCCACGAAGATAACCTCTTCAGTCTAATGGAGCTGGTACAATGTAAACACCAACTGATTGAAGCGCACAACGCAGCCTTCGAAGTTTCAATCTGGGAGAACATAGGTGTCAAGTGCCTGGGGTGGCCTGAGATACCTTTAGATCGCTGGAGGGACAGTATGGCTCTCGCTTGCTACTATGCCCTCCCCGCGGCACTGGACCGCCTCTGTGGCCCTCTTGGGCTCCCTGGTAAGGACCCAGAAGGTGGGCGGCTCATCACCAAATACAGCAAGCTTCATCTCAAGACATCCAAGATCGAGATACCTCCTGAGGACTTGGCCAAGTTTGTGAAGTATTGTGATCGGGACGTACACCTTGAACGTCAGGTTGGGAACTTCCTAGGCTTGCTGCCGGAACCGGAGGAAGATATCTGGCTACACGATTTCAAAGTGGCGCACCGGGGAATGAGGCTGGATCGATCTGGGATCGTTGGCGCTCGACGTATCGTTGAGGATAGGGCTGCTGACCTGGAGGACGAGTTCAAAGAGATGACTGGGTTGAAGCCTGGGCAGCGAGACAAGGTATTAGATTGGTTAGCTGAGCGCGGGCTGGAGATGGAGAACCTTCAAAAGGACACTATCGATGATCTCCTTGATGGTCCTGATAGTCCACAGGGGGAGGTGAGGAAGGCTCTCAACATCCGCCGCCGCTATGCTCGCGCAAGCACAAAGAAGATGGATGCGATGATCCGTCACTGTGGCAATGATGGTAGAGCGCGATGGCAAACTAGATATCACGGTGCCGCTACTGGTCGTAATACGGGATCAGGATTTCAGCCGCTAAATCTCACTCGCGGGGATGGAGTAGACCCTGATCAGATGGTGAGCGACATCAATCATGGCAGCGCTAAGTTTCTTGATGCTCTCTATGGTGACGCTATGGAAGCGGTGGGTAATGCTTCGCGGCATTGGATCACAGCATCAGAGGGTAGTCGTATCATCGCAGGGGATTTTGCTAGCATCGAAGCTATCGTCCTGGCTTTTGTGGCCAGGGAAGAGTGGAAGATGCAAGCGTTTATTGACGGCGAACTAATCTATGAGAGGATGGGAGAGAAAATCCATGGACTACCTACCGGAACAATTACTAAAAAGTCCCACCCTCTTGAACGCCAGGATGGAAAGACAGGGGAACTTGCATTTGGATATCAAGGCGCTTTAGGTGCGTGGCGAAATTTCGATGACAGTGATCGTCACACGGATGGACGGGTCATTAAAATATGCCGAGCTTGGAGAGATGAGCATCCTATGACTGTGGACCTCTGGCATAATCTTCAGGAGCTAGCTTTCGATGCGGTCATATATCCTGATAAACTTTTTTGGGATGAAGTAAGCGGCATCTCTTTTGAGCGTGTTGATGGTTGGCTCACGATGATCCTCCCCAACGGTAAACGTCTGTGGTACTGGGCACCTGACATCCGCTTGGGTATGCCCCCCTGGCACAAGCCGAAAGAGAGGGAGGATTGTATGAATGGGGAATGTGATTGCGAGCCTGTCCCCAAGCTCACCTATATGTCGCATAAAGAAGGGCGATGGCAGCGTGTTCACACCTATGGTGGGAAGCTGACAGAAAACGCTGTCCAGGCTATGAGCCGTGAGATACTAAAGCTCGCTGAGCTGGCCGCAGAGAAGGCTGGGTATCCTGTGATCCTCTCTGTCTATGATGAGGTGGTGTGCGACGTACCAAATGGCTATGGCTCTGTTGAGGAGTTTCAAGAGATCATGGAAACCCGCACCGCGAAGTGGTATCGAAATTGGCCTATACGCGGTGAGGTATGGGAAGGAGAGAGATACCGCAAATGACTTGGGAACATCCTAAAATAATAGTAGTGGTTCCAGTATTCGCAACCCCGAGATAGGAGACAGCAGATGTTCATCACCAAAACCGCCACCGCCCAGATGCCCGGCAGTTGCTGGGGCCGCTACGGCAAGGTCGCCGTCATCGAGGTCGAAGATGGCGTCGAAGATGTCGCCATGATCAGTGACCGCGCTCGTGGAGCTATCCGCGTGGTCGAGGTCTGGGACCGCCAATTTTGGGGCAAGAGCAACCGCTGCGCTTTCGCCATCGCCGTCATCGAGGCCGAGGCTCTTGCCGCAAGCTTGAATGGAGGCTGATACGGACTGGGGTATCAAAGGCGCATCTTTCGAAAAATGGCTAGGTTTAGGGATTGCAAATGAGTAAGTTTAGCCGCGACAAAGGTATACGAGGGGAGCTAGAGGTTTCCAAGCTTCTGAAAGGGTGGGGATGGGAAGCTGAGCGAGGGAAACAACGGAAGGGAGGACCAGATAGCCCTGACGTAATCCATAACATGCACAACCTTCGCCCAGCAGGGATCAGCTTCGCTCTTGAGATAAAGCTTCGCCAGCAATTGAACCTTTATGATGCTCTCGAAAAACTGGAGGGAGAGCAAGACCCTGACGCTGGGATGACACCAGTAGTGTTCCACCGCAAGGATCACAAGCCTTGGCTCGTCACTCTCAGCGCTGACGATTTTCTGGAGATCGTTCACTATATGCACAATTTTGAAGAAATAGGAGATCTAGAATGAAAGATAGGCATTTAGATAACTACGGCCCCACTAAAGACGATAGCAAGTCCAAGAAGGATGGTGAGAAGGTGCCGATATATACCGGCTGTGTAGCTCGCTTTCCTCTAGCACTCCGGGAAGTGGCTATAGTTTCAAATGAGTGTGCTGTGAAAAAGTATAATACTAGCTCTGGCGACATGGGCTACTTGGAGGTGGAGAACGGTATCGAACGTTATTCTGACGCTCTCTTAGGACATATGCTAGACGATACAGGAGGGATGAAGCAGAACTCAGAAGATTTTGATGTGCTTCATGCTGCTCAAGTAGCTTGGTGTGCGCTAGCTCGCCTGGAGATCATGTTGCGTAATGAAGGGAAGATCAAGAGTGTTCGTCAGCCTCATTTCATGCGCGTCGAAGCGATGACAATGGTTGACGGCTCTGAGCCTGAGCTAGATATAGCTGCTACATACAAGCACACTGATGAAGAGTTAGTAAAATTGGGATCACGTGATCCCGACCACGGCTTTGTAGAGGGTGAGGTTGGGTGCGTTAGACCAGGGCATAGACCTGGGCTCAGGAAGAAAAGAAGAACTGCTACATTCAGCAATACAGATCCGTCTGGAGAGGGCAGCTCAGAACTATAGCAAAGCTGACGATCATCGTCTGGCTGTAAGGAAGTAACCGGGGTTAAGATTTACGACTCTGGTATCTCTGTTCTTCACGTAGGTCATCAATATCTTTACGCTGCCATGAAATCGTAGTTTCAAACTTCTGAGTTTCAACACTAACCTCATCGAGGCGCTTCCACTGCACCTCGACTTGTCTTGAGAGTTTATCGATCTTTTCAGTATTGGACTTCAGCCCATATTTGACAGCGAACCAAGCTCCCGCCAGCGTTAGTAAAGCGCCACCGACAGTTATAAGAGTTCGGAAGGTGTCTAACTCTTCCACACCTGGACCTAACCCCTCACTAGGAGGTCCGACCAAAGATAGCATCTAATTCAGCATTCTCTCTCTCAGAGATATTAAACTGAGGGTCTTTTTCTCTAAGTTCTAATTCAGTAGGTGGACCTGATGCGGGACCAAGACCAAAGTCAAAGGCACTCCCAGGATCTTCCATCCCAGGCCCAAATCCAAAATCGAATTGGCCTACCATCTTACATCACCAACTCAAAGTGCCACAAGTCATCGAAGTTGTTATCCCTGACTTGCCAGTCTTGGTCCCAATCTCCACCCCATCGTAGCTCAATGTCCAGTTCGCTGGCAATGCCCAAGACGTATCCAGCAAAGAAGGATGCACGTTCCCGATCATGCCAATCGATAGGGTATGGGGCGGCATCAACTGCGAGGGATGGAGATTGATTGTGTTTGCTTCCAGGGAACTTGACCTTTGTTTTGCCTTGTCGAAACAACTCATCTTGTTGCTCTTGTCCACGTTCACCAGTGAATATTGTACAGTCAAATGTCTTGACTACTTCATTGAATACGCGCTGAAGGTTTGGGTGGCACTGGGCTAGATTTATCTGGCTTCGGGAACTGAAATTTGGCATTGGGATCGCCCTTCTCGCAAATGTCAGCGTATTTCTGGTTATGCTTCACAACATCACGCCGATCACTGATTACACCCGCATGTCCGCGAATAGCACCCTGTTGCCAAAACGACTGAGTAGCAGGAGACATGTACAGCGGTCCAAACAGGACACATGCATCATGTATCGTTACTACTCCAGCGGCGGGTCCACCGAAGCATCCGCTTAGTAATAGCAGACTCACTAGCCCTATCAATCTCACGTTCGATTTCATTAGCTTTCTGCACTGACTTCAGTGCAACCTCATTGTTCTTTTGAATAGCCTTCAACTCACCAGCATCCATCAACTCCTTCCGCTCAAGGTGCGCCAACACGTTGTTGACGACCTTGAACAGAATATTGGCTAGTGATAGCCAAGAGAACATTACGATGCTTTCGCAACACCAGCACGAATCGCAGCGAAACCGACACCGTTCAAGATGATCAATGCATTATCAATCACACCTTGCCACGCCGCGACTTCACCAGTTAAACCTTGAACGATACCGACAGCAACCATTAGAGTTGCAATGATATACGTCTTCTTACCTGAAAGAAACGTCATGGGATATCTCCTCTTCTTGTGAAGCGACCATCGATCTTACGCACTATCTCCTTTAGGGAGTCCTTCACTTCTGCACGAAACTCTCGTTGTTCCGTCTGAATGTTCTCGACTTGCTGTTTTAGCACAGCCTGTTCAATGCTCTGATTTTGCACAGCCACTGTGACCTCTGCGGTGACCTTCTCGCTCGCTGCATGAGCTTCAGACAATGAGATAACCTTTTGTGTCAACTGTCCATACACGAAAACGCCGCCGACTATAACAATGACGATTGTCAGGACATACTGTACCCAGTTCGGTCGTCGCAACGGACACGACACTGGTAGGACAGGAGAGTTGGTGGGCGTCATGGCTATACCAGCCCTGCAACGTAGTAGCCCAGCCCGATCAAGAACCCCGCGCAGACGAGCATCAGCGTCCATCGAAAACGACGGAGAGCCGCGACGATACCAAGGGCGATGAGGGCTAGAGATTGGGTCATGTATCACCTATGGTCAATGTACCGCCCCCTCGTAGTCCTCGCGCCGGTCCAGGCTGTTGTGCGCCACCAGCCGATCCTGTCGGGACGTCCAGAACACCCGTGGCTTACACCAGCAGTCGCCACCCTCGGTCTCGTGTTCCCTCAGATCGCCCACGGGATATACGTGCTGATCAGTCATCCTCGGCTCCCTCTGGTTTGGGGTGCGCGGCCTTGGTGCCCTATTCGTTCACCTCAGCATCCCGTGCTGAACGGTTTTTGTACCCCGGCGCGGCAGCAGCAGACTCAACAAGAGCATCATCTGTTGCTGGCATCGTGGTCACGGCAGGGTCAGCCTTGAGCCGTTCAACTTCAGCCCTCGCCATCTTCTTGGCGCAGTTGTTGATTTTCCCAGCGAATGGCCCGGCGAATATCCAGCCAACAACATCACAGGGGTCATCCATATCGCCCGTGTCGCGCAGGTCGTTTTCCAAAGCCTTGAGGGCGCTCCCATCCACAGACTTAGTGAATGTCTTGCCCTTATATTCGACGGTGATCGTAAGCATATCGGCCATAACTCTCTCCTAAGCTATCAGAACGCCACTGAATGTAGTCGCCTGATCGTTTCGTACATCAACAATCTTGGTCGCGCCTTTCACTGCCATACTACAGGTTGAAGTGTCCGCCGCGTCCATATAAACCAACGCTTGCATTCTCCAGTAGACCCGTTCCGCTCCACTGTCTTGCTCTACCAAATAGCCGGGATGGATTATATGATTATAAAGGTAGTTTGACGTATTGATATTGAAGGTAGCTTCATCGTTAGCAGTCGTGGCATCATCAAAACGGACACTAAACGTAAGCAGATAAGTACCGTCCACTGGTGCTGTAAATGTGAAGGTGCTAGTGTTGTAATCAGCATTGATATCGTGTCGCTCAACGTCAAAGCCTACAGTTACAACAGTGCCGTCGCCAGTTGCGGAGGCTTGGTTGGTGCCACTATAGGCATTGAAGCTGGGCTGCAAGGGCAGTTGCACCGCGCCAATGGGGTCAAACTCCATCGCCAAAGCGCCAGCAACGGCCACGCCGAAATTGTCAGCGCCAATGCGGTAAAGGCCGTTGTCTGTATCATCGGCAAACGATAATCCTGGCGCACCAACTGATCCATCATCCGCTGGAATTACATCACCGGAAGCAAGGCCGCTGCCAAACCCAGTAGCAGTCCCACTATTCGCTATGGTCGCGCCACTATCAATATTGAGGGTCGTGCCAGACAGCACACTCAGTGTATTAGCAGATATCCTGAAATCCTCAGCGCCACCGACTTTGACATTTATCTGGTCGTCCGCATCAGATGTAAGGAGCGTATCACCGTACTGGTTTGGAGTCGTCCCAATATAACGCATCACGTTATCTCCATGATAGACAGGGTGACATCGGTGGATGCTCCAGCCGACACACTGAGTGTATCAGTGGCCTCCATGACGATCTTATTTCCCGCAAGCAGCTCTAGCGTTGCGTTTCCAAGCACAGGCACGCTCGTGACCAGTTCAACCGTCTGGTTTGCCTCATCGTTATTCCCTGAGCGCCCGGCAGTATCAGACCCCAATGTCACAGTGGCAGTTGTTGCGGCCCCAGTTGTGTTGCCCAGCATAAGCCCGAGAACAACGGTGGTTGTACTAGCGGCAACAGTATAAATGACATCTAGGCTGGTCACATTCGCCTTTGTGACGAGTTTGAAGGTGTTAGCCATGACTTTGCTCTCTCTTTCTATATTATCCCAACGCAATCGCTAATGCTGTTGCCGTACTCTCTTTGGCTAACTGTGCGCCCTCGACAGAAATCTCACCAGCGGACGCCCGTGCAATAGTGGTATCAGTAGCGTGACCCAGTTCAATTCCGGTGAATTGCGGGCTGTCTCCAGTACCAACGCCAACCGACGTTCGTAGAGTAGCGCCACTCTCCCAGGCCAAAGCACCAGCACCAGTGGCTACTGCAAACTCCCCATCAGATGATGCTGCGCCGAGTGTGTCCAAATCTTGAAGGTTGCCATCAAGTTTTGCTAACTGTGTGCCCTCTACAGAAATCTCACCGGCAGATGCTCTTGCGATTGTCGTATCGCTCGCGTGGCCCAGTTCTATCGTTGTAAGCTGTGGCGGCGACGAGGGGTTGGTCTTGCTCAAGAGGGCAAGCTCGACCGCCGTCACGGTCGCGGTGAGAGAGCCGGTATCCCAGTTCATCGTGACCTGAGTACCGCCACTGAAAGTGACCGCCTCGATGGTGCCGTAGAGGTCGCCGGCAGTGTCCCTGGCTCGAAGGCGCCGGCCAACGTGGTAGGTGGCGGTGTGGGTGCCGCTGAGGCTGATGTTCGTGCCGTCCTTGCGGATGATCGAGGTGTCAACGTCATCGCCGTGGGAGAACCACTCGCCCTGCGACCACTGCTTCTTAATGGCACGCATGTTCTCTCTGGCCGAATTATTTACGGTTGAAGGTGCCTGCCCCTCGGGCCATCCATCAGGAGGCGAAGAGTTGTTGGATGCTGCGGTCGTTGACCAGCTTCGAATGTCAGCCATTTTTCTGCCCTATCTCGCACGAAGAGAACAAGTTTTGTAACCTCTCCAAAAACTGCTTTGACGGTGATATGCCAGCCAAGACTATCCCTACCTCATTAGCAAGACCTCCAGCATTATCGCCTCGAATGAAGACGCCCGGCCAATCATCACCAAACCTGACTGGACCCGTCTCTACCCGGCCTCCCTCTGGTTGTGAACAGCTTCGAATGTCTGCCATGGTCGTATCCTACTGCGGCGGAGGCGCTGGGTGGTTTAATTCAGGGCCACCCTCGATGGGCGGCGGCTCTGACATTTGAGGCAGGCGAATGTCCGTCAAGGCTGGACGCTCCTGCGCCATGATAGCGGTCAACATGCGAGTGATGTTGTCGGCGGTCCAGCGCGTCTTGGGGAGGTCGAAGCCTACCGTCATGTGTCGCAAGCCACCAGCCGCGAACCATTTTCTGAGAAGGAAGAATTTGGCCAGCTTACCAAGGTTGCGGAGGGGGTGGACAGCAATGGCGGCAGCTATGAGAGCGCCTGAACTTCCCTTCTTTTTAGTAGTCAGGAAGTGGGCGACCCTGGAGAACTTCTGCAAGTCGGCTGTCTGCTGGCGACCAAACATCGCCGTCAGGGTGTTCTCTCCAACATCGTCAACAGCCTTCCTCAGCCCCTTCCCGAGGATGACCTCGACCACGGGGTCATCGAGAGTGGTGAAGGCCTTCTTCAAGAGAAGCCCCATTGAGGTCTCTCGGATGCGGTCCCACTCAGGGGAGTTCTCTCCAAGGAAACTTCGCACTTGTGAAATGTCCCTAGAACTGTTGGGTGCCAGCAGGAGGCGAGCCTCCTTCTCGGGGTCGAAAGCGTCAGCACTGAAACGCTTGACGAAGGGCAGCTTCCCCCAAGCTGCAAGCTCCTCGTCAGCCGCCCTCATAGCCGCGATGGCGTCTTTCATCGGGCTGTCGGCCAAATCATCGACAGGATACTTGCCGTTCTTTGATGCAGCCTCTTCAGCAAACCGGCGTATCTGCCCTGCCCTGGAGGGGCCATAGACCTCGTCCAAGGTGAAGCCCATCTTCTTCACTGCACGGCTGATGGCAGCGCCGTCAACAAAACCCTCGATGTCCCTGGCATCGTCCAGCATCCGTTGGAAGTGAGTGTCGGCAATTTTCTCCCATTGCTCTGGCGAGAGGAGTTTCTTGACGGCCAGGATGGCTGCCCGTTTCTTGGGTCTGATGATGTAATTGACAACATCATCGGGCTCGATACCACCCTTACCAGCTTCCCTGGTGAGCTTCAGGATGAAGGTGTTGTCGTATTTCCCGATACCCTCCGCGTACCACTTCGTGGTGTCGCTGAGATAGGCAATGGCGTCCTTGAGTTCATCCTGCGTCCTCCCGGCGCTGGCGAACTGGCCTTGAGCATTGCGTAACTGCTCCTCACCCACCTCACTAAAGGCACGGTCTGCGGCATGCTTCAAATCGCCGGCATGTTTCTTCGAGATGCCAACCAGGATGTTGGGGTCGTAGGCTGCCTCGCGCAATGTGGTTCGTATGGCCTGCATCTGCTGTGCAGTGATGTAGTCGGGAAGGTCATCGACGCCAGCGATAAACTCCGCCGTCTCTTTGTTCTGGAAGACGGAGGCCTTGCCGCTCTTGGTGGGTGGCACCCGAGAGGCAATGAGGTGAGCCGTGTCCTTGAGGTGCTGCGTGGGCACCACAGCAGCGCCACCAATCATCTCATCGAAACGACCGTAGCGGCCTGAGGCGGCAACAGCAAATTGCTCTCGCGAGGCCGCCAGCAAGTCGATACTCTCCTGCCCGACCTCGCCAAGAAACTTGGGGTCTTGGCCAGAGAGTTGCCTTGCCGCATCCTCCTGGTATTGGTTGGCTCGCTTGGTGGCGTCGTCCACCCTTTGGGCCAGGGCACCCGTTCGACCAAGAACCTTGCCCTCGACCATCCCGCCAACACCCAGCGGGTCAACGCCGCCGGGCCAGCCACCAGCGGCATCCACCTCTAATTCACCGATGCCCTGGAGAATGACCTTCCTGTTCTGCGCCTCCAAAGGGTCGCCGAAGATGAGATGCGTGATGTTTTCGAACATCCCCGCAAGCCTCTTGTCCGTGGCCGTTCCGATGCGCGGGCGCCCGCCAGCCTCCAGTACCTCATCCGTCGCCGCAAGACGTGCCGGGTCGATGGTAGAAACGCGAGGAGGCATCTTCTGTGGAATGGGCTGTTTCAACGTCAGCCCTGGTGCCGGGGGTTGGGTCGTATTGGGACCGAGGGCGTAGCGACCAATGGGTCGAGCGGCGCGAACAGCGCCCTCGCCAAGGATGCCATACCCCGCCGCCTGGAGGGCGTCCATGCCGACCTCGCCAGGGGTCTGTTGCTGGTATCCCTGGAAGGTTTCTATTCCCTCATCCATCACCTTGCCGGCAGCGGCACCGAGGCCTGACGCGATCACGCCTGGGATGAAGCCATACCTCGAAGCGCGAAGGCCGGCACCGACTTCGCCCAGCATAGTGGGGAGGTCTCCCCCGAAGTCGGCCACGTCCTGCCAGCTTCCAGAATGCTCATCGATAACCACCGGCATACCCTTGTGGGGGAGGCCCAGTTTGTCCATAGCCCTTGGCGTCAGAGCGAAGGTGCCAAACTTGTCCGTACCCCAGAAGGGGCCTTCAGGGTCATCGGGATCATTGGCGCCGACATTCTGAGAGAGCCAGAGAGCCTTCTCCTCGGGCGTGTCCATGCGGGAGTAAGCGAAGCGGAAGCCGCCATCCCTCACGCCGGTCCAGTAGTCGATGCCTTCCTGGCGCTGGTTGAGGCGCTCAAAGTCAGCCGCCGCCGCAGCAGCCAGCCGGCCAGGGGTGTCCAGAGCAGAGCTAATAGTGCCGCCTTGGACCCGCCTTGCCGCCTCCGCCTTCAATGCCTCAGGGGAGAACGGGGCGCCGGCAGGCGCAGTGGGATGCTCGCGGCGGCGGCCCTCAGCCTCAAGAGCGCCGTCAGAGAAGGCATCAGCGTACCCGGTGTCAGCCATCACTCCACCCCCTTTCTCATCTTATCCCGCCAGCGACGGAACCGCTCTGGGAACACCAAGCGCCATGCCGTGAAACGCTCATACTCTTCTCCATCCATATCTGCCGGCAGGACGCCCGCTGGCGGCACATAATTCCTCGTAACATTGATGTCGCCAGATTGGATGAGCTTCCGGTAGAGCTTTTTCTGACCTATCCTCTTCAGACGCTCAAGGGTCTGAACAGCCTTCTTCGGCGTATCCCAGGCGCTGCTGCCGGGGACAACAGTGTTAAGCCACTCCTTGTCGCCAGAGGAGAGGCCCCCGCCGCCGACATAATTCTTCCAATCCACAGATTTGATATTCGTAATGGCCTTGCGGAAATCCATCACTGGGGTGGAAACTTCCTCGCCCACATTGAATTGAGAGCTGAACCACTCAGCCGCGCCCCTCGCCTCAGCAAGCATACCGACAACGGCAGGCTGACGGGCCATCTGGAGGGCCGTGTCCACATCCTCAAGGCCCTGCCTCGCGTTGGAGACTTCATCATCCAGCACCATCTGCTGCTGCTGCGTAAGGGTCTTCTTCCGCTCCAGGGTTCGCGCCAACCAAGGCCCCTTGCCCTCCGTACCGGCATGGAACTTGTACCCAGCGCCCTCGTAGGCCTCAGGGCTGAACCTCTGGCCACCATTGTCGGGAAGGGTGGGCAGGATGGCATTGCGGGGAACGGGCGAGGCTGGGATGAGAACGCTTTTCCCGCCGGCATCCTGTGACATATGGGGCCGCAGATAGAGGTCCGCGAAGGCCTGCCCATATTCCTCCGAGGAGGGGTCGGACCTTGACCGCTGGAGCCTCTCTCGTATTCTCTCCGAAGCAGAACCCGTCTTAATCCCTGGCGTGGGGACGAACTCTTTCTTGCCGGCGTCGGTTGTACTGAAGCGCCAGACCCCAGGCACGCCATTCTTCACGCCCTTCACTCCTCTGTTGAACTTCTCGGGCTTTATCTTGGCCTTGACCATCTCAAGATAGATTGACATTGCCGCCTCTGGAGGCAGCCCATAAGCTGGATGGTCAGACTTCAATGTCGCTTGCCATTTCTTCGTTGCGGCGAGGTTTGCAGCAGCAGTCCTGCGAGCCGTCAAGGCGTCCTGCATCTTCATCGCGCCCATCTCATTGGCCATGAAGTCCTTCGGCCCCTGGCGCATCTGCTGGAGCATGCCGGGGAGGCCTGCCGCGATGCCCTGGCCGATGCTGACGGGGCGAGGGGTGTTGCTTGCGCCGGCAAGCAGCCCCTGCGCGAGGGCGAGCATGCTCATGCCGCCGCTCATATTCTTGGCATCCCCTAGACCAGCCGCCTTCTTGTCCCAGGCCTTGAGTTCAGCAGCGCGGCGCATCCGCTCCTCAGGTGTCATGTCAAAATTGGGAGGCTGCGTGCCTGGGGTCGTCCCGTAGTTTGGGGCTTGAGGGCGAGGGCCATAGATTGACTGGGGCGTGGGCCATCCGGGGCCACCAAACATATCTGCCATGCCCATGATCAGCTCCTACCCAAAGGCCCCGAGGAGGGCGCCACCGCCAGCCAGCGCGCCACCCCAGCCAGGGCTGACATCCAGCAGCTTCGCCATGCCCGCGCCGGCCACACCGCCACCGAGGGCGCCCGAGGCCGGGTTCGAGTAGAGCGGGCTGATCGTGGTGCCCGTGCCACCGTAGCCGCCCTGGACAGCCGCGAGGTAGCGGTTGAGGGCGTCGTAGGGCTGCTCCTGACCGAAGGCGTGGCGCAACTGGGCATCGGCCTGCTGTCGCGCCGTCAGGTCTTCGAGGGCGCCTCCGATGCCCGCCAATTTGCCGATGTTGGAGTAGTCGATGCCCGCGAGCTGAGGTGCGAGCTGCGCCGTCTGGAGTTTTCTCCCGGTGCCAGTATCGTACATGCCGCCGAGATCGCCGGCAGCCGACAATCGATCTCGACGCTGGCCTGCCTCCGAGGCATCGATCATGCCGGCGGCTTCCATCTGGCGGGCACGCTCCATGCCATACTCGCTGCCGTAGATATTAGCAGCCGTGCCAGCCAGACTATCCGCCAAAGTCTCGTCCGCACGCTCGATGGCCGCTTGGTGGCCTGCCTCTGATCCATAGCGCCCTGCCATGCTGAACATCGAGTTGATGCCGGGAAGAGTGGCCTTCTGGTACTGGTCTGTGATCTTCTGTGAGGCGTTCCCCCACATGGCATCGAGGTAGGGGTTGCCAGAGAGGTTGGCACCGGCAGCCGTTGGAGCGAGATATTGATTAGCCGCTGTCGGTCCCACGTTGCCCGAGGCGATATCACCCATGTAGCCGAAGGCTGGGTTGGCGGTGGGGTCACCCGTCAGCGTCTGGAGAGCGGCGGACTGGGCGGCATCCTCTAGGGGACTGCCGCCCAAGGCTCGACTTCGAGTGAGGTCGATGGCCTTCTGCGTATCGGACGCGAAGGGGACGACCGTCTGGCCGGGGTAATAACTCGGGCCACCGCTGCCGTAGAGGCTCTTCGCGGAACCGAAGATGTCCTCCAGGTGCCCCTGTTGTGGCGCCCACGGCTCTTGGAGGCTTACTTGCTGCTGTGTACCTGTCTGTCTGCTCACGAGGCGGTCTCCTCCGTCAGAGGATGCTCAAGAAGGACGTGGGTGCGTTTCCATCCCGTCACACGCTCCCATCCTGGCCGCGCCCAGGCCTCGATCATATCGCATCCTAGCTCTCTTGCAAAGGCCTCCAAATCCTCGACGTGGTGAAGCCACCTTCCTCTTTCCCGCCCCGTCAAGACCACAATGCTGAGGGTCTTCTTGCGGGGCCACTGTGTGACCTCCGTCACGATGATGAGTTTGATGCCTTCACTGTCGGCCCCCAGCCAAAGCTGCATGAAGCCTTGCTGCAGCTTGGCCAACACATCCTCTGCCCATAGCCGGCCTTCGGAACGGTCAAGGGCAGCCGAGATGTCATCCTCGATAGCTGGCCAGATCGAGAAGTCAACGACGCTTGAGAAGACCCAGCTATCATCCCTGGAAGGAGTAGTTGAAGGTGCGGGTTGTTTCTCGGGAGTTGTGGGCAATGACTGCGCTTCCATTGGCTTTGCTCGATACAAAGAGGGAGGGGAGGGCTTCTGCCGCGTCAGAGCTTGTTGGCTCAAAATTAAAAACACTCTCCTGCGAGATCTGGAAATGAGTGATCGTTGTCGTGGTGGCTGATGCCGTCAGGGTCACCTCTCCTTTGGCATTCGACCAGCCGCCATTCATCATGCCATTGATCGTCGTGACGATCAGTCGATAGAACTGGGTGGCGTCATGCCACGTCAGTGGTAGATTTTTCCTGCCGGCGAAGGCCATCAGTTCTTGCTCGTCACCGTGAAGTCAGCCGCACTGATCCCTATGGCATGCGTCCAGGTTGAAGCCGCCGGCACGGTGACCTCGGAGCGGAAGTAGCGGCTGTCGATCAGGAAGGGATGATAGCCGGAAGCGTTTTGGGTAACCGCTGAGGACCATGTGATGTTGTCACCTGGAAGGTTGCGATAACCAATCCGCATGGTTGGCGTGCCCCCGTCAACGAGGCTGATGACCTCCGTGAGCTTTGATCGATAGCCAGGAGAGCCTGCTGAGGCGGCGAGGTTGAACTCGCCCGTTGCCATCACGGCAGCGAGGTTGTCACCCTCGAAGGTGGCCAGCTTGTTGGCCGTATCGACGGCACCAAGCTTGATGGCTCCACCCATCCAGGCCTTACTGTCGAGAGAAATCTCAGCCCCGGCAGAGGGGAAATTGTCGATGTCTGCGCTGACGGCATCGAGGCCTTCGAGGGTATATCCCTCGGAAAGGTGACGGAAGATGAGCTGGGTGTTGATGGAGATGAGGGTCCACCTTTTAACGACCCAGTCGTAGCAAAGGATACGATCACAGGCGTTTGCCGGGGCGTCCGATGTGGGGTAGGACCAGAACACCTGATGAGAATCCGCGTCCACCGTGCATCGAACACGATGGATATTCGCCACATCAACGGCATCAGTATTGGCCCCACTCTGCGCGTCCCAGAAGAGACGGTCAACCTGCTCACTGCCGATGTTGAGAGCCTGAGCCCCATCAAAAACGTAGAAACCCGAAGAGGCCAGGAAGTAGTGCAGGCGTCCAAAGGCAGCCGCCGCGCCTGGGGTTCGAAGGCCAAGCTCCGTCACAACCTGATCGATTTGGAAGATAATTGGAGGTCCAACAAACTGCATGCGATGTATAGAAAGTTCCCGGAAGATGGTGACAAAATCACCACCATCTAGGAGCCCTTGTATGTGACCACCGCCGCCCTGGAGATCCTGTTTGTCAGCAAGGGTGGCTGCATCTTCATCGAAGTCCGTAGGATCATTTTGGGCCGACCAACGAACTCTCGTCGGCGCGACACCACTCTCGTCAGAAATGTTCCCAAGGATGACGAACCCATTATCCTCGACAGCGACGTATCTGGCGGAAGGCGTGTCGGTCGAGGTGATAAGGTTGGCAAAGTTCGCACCCCCAATGGTGATGGTTTGAACTTCTTCTGAAAGGTTGGTCGCAATCACTGTGTTCGCCCATTTGGCAAAGTCCCAAATACCGTCTGACGCCGTCGAGTAGCCGCCGGCAATGGAGACATCAGTCGCTGCACTCGATGTCACATCATAAAGTTTTGCAGCGTCTCCAATATAGGTTGTGACAGCACCAACCCTGTCCGTGACACTGATAGCACCTTGAGCGAACGCATCGAGGGCTGCCGTCGTGAAGGCCTTGATGTCTGGCATGGGTCTGTAGCCAATGGCAGCGGGCCGGCAGTTGGATGCCTGCGTCGAGCCTGGGTTTTCCAGGGCTGGCTGGTCTGGCAGCCATGCCGCGAAGGGAAACGAGGCTTTGTCTGACGGGAAGGTCGCCATGATCAGAACTGCGTTGGAGTGATGCGTCCAGTCTGAACCCGCCGCGTGACCTCTGCCTGGAGTTTGACCTTGATGCTTTCTTCCATCAACGAAAGGGAGGCCGACCCTTTCTGCAGCATCATCATCGCCTCGGTTTTTGAACTCTCGTTCTCTCCCACATCAATCTTGATGATCGCCTTGGCGCGAGACCTGATTAGAGCCTCGGCATCCACCATCCAAGCATTGGTCGCGGCATTGGTGGCCGAAAGACTGATCTCAGGCAGCCTTGCGATGTACGACATGACGAGGGTGAGGGAAGCGTTGGGAATGGGGTAGGGCCAGAGATCTTCCTGGTAGTAAGCGTACTCGTATGGCCACCCGGTAAAGCTCAAGTTTGTCTTTTTGTTTTCTATCTCTGCGTAGGATCGAAGTGTCAGCGGATAGAGGTTTCCGTTGACCGTGATCTTCAGCGTATCGATACCGACAAGACCTGTCGGCACGCCGTCACTGGTCGAGTAGTTCTCCTGGTCCGCGACCGTGACCAGGGTGGTTCGAGCCTCGTTGAAAAAGAACCGTTCACGCTCCCAGTGCTGGATGGCTGTGACTATTGCCTCGTTAATGCGGGCGTCGATGTCGGTTCGAACGAGTTCGTTTTGGATGCGGGTCCGCATCGTGAGATAAGTGGACATCGATGCGGCCCCCTACTTGTGCTTGTACCTCACATGGGCAGAAAGGCCTGCCTTGTTCTTGCAGGCCTGCCCGCAATGGGGGCAAGCTAGTAGCTCTTGGCCCCCTTCGGCAGCTTGGCTTTGCCGCTGTTGTCCGTCGTTCGACCCGGATTGCCGTCCCGGCCCGCCACTGCGCTCGCCGCCAAGTTCGCTTGGTTCGACTTCCCACCCGGCGTGTTCTTCACGTCCCCGGTGTGACCGCCCTTCGAGATCTTCACGCTGTTCCCGCTCTTCATGGTCTCTCTCCTCTTGTTTCTGTCTCTCATGGCCACGGAGCGTTGAAAGCTCCTGCTCAAGTTCCCGGATGCGGCGGTTGTTGGGTGTCTCCTGGCCCGCCACACCGTTTGCTTTGAAGAAGTGGCGGCGACGTGGAGAAGAAACCCCGTCCACGGTTGGATTGACCACCGGGGGTGGGGCTGGGTTTTCGGCCTGAGGCGTCGTCGCTTGGAGGCCGGGGTTCGCCGCAATCTGTGAGCGTCGGCTCATGGGTCACCTCTATCTGTTGGGATTGTACTCGATGCCGAGGGCTGTGTCACCCTGGTCAAATATCGAACTCACCTGGGGCACGCCCCATGAGCTTCTTCTGCATTTCGATCATGAACAAACGCTTTCTCAGGGCAACCATCCTGGGGTCTTCACCATCAGCCAGGAAGGGGGTATACAACTCAGCCCTCTTGCGGATTGTGTCCAAGAAGCTAGCCCCAGAAGCCTCTTCCCCCCGGTAAAAATCACCCATCATGTCTGGGTGTTGCCTGCGGATATAATCGTGGAAGGCCTCGGGAGGAACATCGGGATCAACCTGATAGCTTCTGCTGAGAGGCTCCCCAGGATAGTTTGAAACTCGCTTGGGGGGTGTTCCAAACGTCCTCCAAAACTCTTCCTGCACTGGGGTAAGGGGCTGAGGGCCAACATCGATCCCGACAGGCTGGGCGGGCGATGCGCCAGCAACCATCATAGGAAGGCGTTGGGGCTGGTAGGCCATGACTAACTCCGGGCCTCGGAAAGGGCGCTGACATCACCTGGGGCGGTGTAAGGCCCTGTGAAAACACTATCACCGAACATTGGGGGTGTCAGAGGAGCGGCAGCACCAAGGGCACCGTTCCAAAGCCCACCACCGCTAGCGCCGGCAACCATTTGAGGTAACCTGAGGACCATGGTCATCTCCTTCTTGGAAGAACCCTACCCCATCCAGAGCCACAAGTCACCCACCTACGGCGATTTCTGGCTCACGACGCCGGCAATCTTGGAGGGCTGTCTTGAGCCGTGGCTAACCTCCAACTACACAATTTTCGCATGGTGTTCCCCTCACGTCTTTGGCCAGACTAGCAGCCCGGAGTTTTTGAAAGGCTTCTGAGTGCCAAGCTTCCTTGAAAGACATCTCTTTCAGATTACCCATATCGAAGGTGATGTTGTGATCAAAGCAGCAGGCCGCAAGCTGCCCCTGCCAACTGATGTGCGCTTCCGTGAATAGCACCCAGCACGGGAGCGGAGCCCGCATCATATCCTTACGGCCACGGTTGCCGGCGGACGGCACCCAGCCCCTCGACTGCTCCTCCTCCGTCATCAAGTCAGCCTGATTATAGAGGGGGAGTTCGTAGATCTCATCGAGGAAGGGATCGAGTTCATAGATCAGCGCCTGCATGCGCTCACCTTGATCCTCATCGTAGGTGATATAGGAGGCCGAGAGTTGGCACCTGTAGCCGCCGGCCTCGCGCACCCGGTAAGCATCCTTGATGTTGTTGACCATCACATCGAAGAGGTCGCCCTTGACCCTGGCGATGTCCACGAACTGCTGCTTGTCGGCGTAGTTGAGAGAGAACTTCAGGGATTGCAGTCCTGCCTCCATGCAAGCCTCGACCCGCTTGCCCGTCGAGAGGGAGCCGTTGGTCGTCAGGAAGGTCAGGCCAAAACCGACATCGTTCGCCTCTTGGATGGCCTCAGGCAGCCAGGAGACCATGAAACTTTCACCCAGGTGGAAGAACCCGAGGTCATGAACGCCGGCATCATGAAGCTCTCTGATGAGCCGGGAGTAGAGCGCCCGGTCCATGTCTTTCTGATCTCGAAGAAGAAGTGACCGGGCACAGAAGGCACAGGCGAAGTTGCAGCGCCCCGTCAGTTCGATCTTGCAGGATCGAGGGATGGGGGGTGCCGGCACATAATAGTCCGCCGACATCTTGGTAATGCGGTCTATCCTCTCGGTGATCGTGTTTTCAAGGGCTGTCATGGTCTCACCTCTTCAAGTGCTGCGAACCATTCGTCCGCGTAGGGTTGATCTGCATACCCCTCCATCGAGGGGACGCCTTTGGTAAAATGGACGGCACCCGGTTCAGTGTGCGTCGAGTGGCCCGGTATCCAGTTCCACCGTCCATCAATCGAACCTAAGCTGTAGATCGCTCCCACCCAGCGAAAGGTGTGTAACCACTGACCAGGACGTGTGTTGACCACGTCTGGCGTCAGCGCATTGCAAGCCTTGTTGTTGAGGAGCATCAGGCTCGACCAGTTCTTGTTGGTGTAGACGGTCTGTTCCTTGCCATCCATCTTGACCATCTCGCTGGGCTTGAAGTCGTGATGCACCACCAAGGCTGACTTGTTCCGGTTCTCTTCAACCAGATCGAAGATCGCCCTCACATCCCGGCGCCAGAGGAAGTCACAATCCATGTAGAGAGCCCACCCCTTGAACTGGCACAACGCCGGCACGAGGAAGCGGGTGAAGCTGAACTGGGAGGAGAAACTCTTGCCGTCAACCGTGTCGATCCACGTCCCTGGATGCGGGGCGCGACGGTAGAGGCCGGCGTGTCGGAGTGCCGTCTGATCGATTTGCTCGACCAGGAGAGGGATCGAGGCATGCTTCAGCAATGTGTGCCGGCACACCTCATAGGCATCGTGCTGCCGTTCGTCGTAGCCTATGAAGACGCGGCATACGGTGTCAGAAAGCATCTGAACGTCTCCCGTTCCCCGGCATCAAATCTCATCAGGTCGAAGCGTTCCTGGAGCTTCGGCATCCACCACTGTGACGGCTCGATGATGAGGTGCGTGTTGCGCCCGTCCGTCAGTTCCTTCTCCGCAGGGATCGTGGAGATCAGGGCGAAGGCCGCAAGCCTCGTCAGGCGCTGGAGATCATCCAGCACCTCTTCGAGGCAAACCGGCTCGACATGCTCCAACACGTCTGAGCAGATCACGATGTCTGCCGGGTCTGGAGCGTGGTCCTTGCCGGGGATGGCGGGGTCATACTCCTGCATCCTGGCAGCCACCTCGGGGAAGCCGGATGCCATGAGCGACATCTTTAGTTTCCCCTTGCCGCAACCGTAGTCGAGGATCGTCGTCGCATCGAAGGCGGAGAAAAGTTCCATGACGAAAGGCACCTGCTCCTGTCCCTTGACGCCATACGCCGGGTTGATGTCGTGGAGTTCAGCGTTGAGCCTACGATACTCGTCGGTGATCAACATCAACCATCCCCCAGACAGGAGTAGGCACGCCCGGCATCGCTCCAGGCTTCAAGGCCTGACTTGTCGTTGGGCCAGACGGCGAAGACGAGGCGTTGTGCCGGCGTCATCAAAAGCATCTCCGCACAGGCGAGACAGGGGGCTTTGGTGCAATAGATGGTGTGGATGTCATCGATGGGGTAAGGCTCCGACTTTAGATCGATGAGAGCATCCACCTCGGCATGGATGCCATGGCACCTCACACGCCGATACGCACCATCGCCCGCCGGGACATCTGCATCGGGACAAGGCTTGTCGAGGCATGACCACCCAGGAGGGCCATTGGCCCCACCGGCCATCTCCACACCCTCGGCATTAACAAGTACGCAAGCTATTTTCCGCCGCCGACACTTGCCATGCTCCTCAGCAAACTTGAGGGCTCCCCTCATGTGTCTTGCATCATCCATCACGCAGCCCCCCGGTCGTTCCATTCATTCTGACGCCATGACGCGAACTCCGCCGCCACCTGTCCGATGATGATGGCCCACGGGTCGCCTTCCTTCTGGCGCTTGAGGTCGACCGAGTTGTACCAGGGCATGTTGCCCTTGATACCATATCGCCACGCGGCTCCCGAGGGAACCATAACCCATGTCGGCGTGCCAACGGCACCACCGATGTGGATGGCTGACTGGCAGACGGAGATGACCAAGTCGAGTTCGCTGATCAGCGCCGCCTTGGCCTCCATGTCGTCTGGGCCGGCACCATGTTTCCAGTGATGAAGGTGGAGGCCGGTGTCCTTCTCGAACTCCTGCAGGATGCGCTGGGCATCGTCCGTGTACTGGAGGGAAATGAAGTCAGCGTCCTGGGTGAGGATGGGGATGAGATCGTCGGGCATGACGGAACGAAGATCGATCCGCGTCTTTTGGACACCCCCTTGCCATGCGATGCCAACCTTCGGCCCGTCCCGCATCTTGTCGAACTTCCTGCGGAACTCGCGTTGCAGCTTCGGGCTGGGGATGAGGATTGGCGTACCGGGGAAGTCTTCATCCTTCCGGCGAATGGTCCTGGGAAGAGAGCCGAGGGCGACCTTGTAGTCCACCTTGCGCCCGTTGCGCCACTCCTTGCCATCGACCATGTGCGTGCCGAAGACCGTCACGGTTGGTAGACCTGCGAAGCTCCTTTCCAGGAGGTCATGCATGATGGGTGTGCTTTCGACCACCCACTCGACGCCGGGATGCTTTGCCGCAAGCTCCGGGATGCACGTTGCGAACATCACCTCATCGCCCACACCCTGCTCGCCATGGATGACCACGAGGCCGTCGCTCTTGCCGTCCCACCAGGGCGTCATCTGGCCGGGCTCATCCTCATAGTTCCGCAGTGCGATGGGACAGTTCGACCCTGGATCGAGGCGAGCCTCGTAGTTGTCCCACCCGTTGGCCCAGTCCTGAAGCTCCAGTTGGGCAAGAGCCTTGTTCCACTTTCCGATGGGATGACCGGGCTCCTCGATCAAGGATTTGTTGGCCCACTCAATACATTTCTCGGGCGTGTTCCGGTTGATGAAGAGACCCGCCATGTTGGCGTAGATGTCAGCCCGACCATCTGGTAATAGCTCCGCCGCCTTCTCGAAGCAGGCAGCCGCCTGATCGATTCTGTACTCTCTATAGTAACAGATGCCCAAATTGTTCCAGGCATCACCCAGGTCTGGCAGACTTTCGAGACAGCGGTGGAGGATGAGAGCCCCCAGACCGTGGAAGCCCTTCTGGCAGTAGAGCAGGCCCATGAAATAGAGGAGGATGGGCTCATCGAACCTCTTGTTGAGGATGCTGTTGTAGAGGTTCTCAGCCCGCGTCATAAGCTCGTGAACCTCTTTGGGGTCAGAACTGTCCATGGCCTTGGAGTGGGTCTCTTTGGCCATCTCCAGCCTCTCGTTGGCTGACTGGTAGCGATACCCCTTAGCCGCTGTATCTGCCATCACTCTTGCCCTTCTGCCAAAAATAAACCCCGCACGCAGGCGGGGCAGGGAGTGGGAGGGGCGCGAACGCCACCCCTCCCAACTCGTCACGTCGTGCGACGTGGTCTCCTCCTCCAGGCCTCACTCAGGCCGGCTAACCCATGTTGTCGTCGTCCATGTCGTAGGTGGCGACAAAGCGTAGGTCAGCAGAAGCCGAGATGGCTGCCGCTGCCGTGACGGCAATCCATGCCCATCGAGGCAGGGCCTCGTCGGAGATGGATATCTTGTACGGCAGCAAACCGCCGGCAGGCCGGATGGTAGTCGAGCCACCCGAGGTCGAGGTCGCCGCCAAGAGAACGGCTGCCAGGATGGTGATCGACCCTGAGGTCGACCCCTCGGGACGCACGATACCCACGGACCAAGTCTGGTCCGCGCCGGCATCGTCGGCAAACAGCCAGAAATCCTTGATGTGCGCCTGATTGGGCACCTTGGCCACCAAAAAAACGGAGCCGGCAGTGCCGGTGGCCGATGTGGTGAGCTTGGAGCTTGCAGTCTGGAGCCCAGCGTGGATTTCACGAGGCTGGCTTTGGTGGAGGGATGCGGTGAATGTGGTCATCTCATCACCTCCTACGGGGCTTCAGCGTGCGATGCCATCACAACGGTCCCGAAGTCGATGGCATTGTACCGCGACTTCTTGAGACCAAAGATGAGGCCGGCGCTGACGCCTAGCTGGTTGCCGTAATCGAACAGTTCTTCAACCCACGTCATCTGTTGGTCAGTGGGGTTCTCACGCCCGGTTGCAAAACATGCCGCCTGGGCGCCGCAGAAGACGGCTCGACGCACGGTGGTTGTGGAAGGCGCAAGGGGCACGCGGGTGCTTTCGTGAAGGATGACACCGTTGTACTCACCTAGAGCGCCGTTGTAGATTGGGCTATCGGTCTTGCCGCCTTCCACCAGGGCACGCTGCGTGTCGTACCAAGTGACACGGGCTGTCGTGGCATCCGTCCTCAAGTTGTAAACTTGGTTGGGATGTAGGAACGCGACATACTTCTTCGCACCGTTTACGACCAGGGGCCGGATCAACGGGCTCGCCGTCTTGGCGATGTTGATGGCTTTGTCGATCATGGTGAGTTGGAAGTTGGCCGATGCACTTTCCGAGGCCGACAGGGAGTTCTCAGTCGTGGCAGCGCCGGGGCCGAAGATGATACGGGTGTTGCCCGTGTCAGTGGAGGCCGCGATGGCTGCCTGAAGGCCGGTATAACGAGTGTCGCCTTGACCCGTGTTGCCGGCAATCTGATTGAAAAACGCCGTGTCGATACGGTCTGCCCACCAATCACGCAGCCCATCCATGCTCTCCTCGCGGATGCTGAAAGGGATGCGTTGCTCCGACATGCGTCCATCGCTTCGGACGGCGTGGCGTAGCTGATCGATGTACAGGTTGTCGTTGTAGGTGACGAGAGCTTCCTCGTTTCCTTCGAGGGTTCCGTCACCCGCGATACCGGCTCCAGAGAGTTGGACACGGAGGCCGGATGTGATGCGGTCACCTGGACCCTTGGTCAGTTCGTCCTTGACGTAGATGAGACTGTCCTTGGATCGACCCATGAAGCGTGATGCGAAGGTCTCTTTCAGGGCCTCCCGCATCAACTTCGTTGACCAGACTTTGACCGCAAGAGGGTGGTTAACCCCATGTTGTGTCGTCGCCATGGTACTGATTTCCTCACGTCTATTGGTCTATCGCACACCAATATCGCTGGTGTCGGCGAGACCGCTCTATGACGTGAGCGAGACGAACCGTCGATTTTTACGCCCTCGACGCGGGCGAGGTTGGAGCTTGAGGCATTTTTTTTGCGCTGTCAACCATTTTACCCCTTGTAATGCTGTAGCATCGTTGCTACATCTTAGACAGCAGACAGCAACACCCACCCAGGAGCAAGCGCATGACCACCTTCATAAACCCCAACCTTAAAAACTTCGGCCTAGTAGCTTCCGATGACGGCGTCGAAATCGAAGTCACCAACGGCCCCATCTATATGCGCTTCGACCGCGAGACGGGCACCGACGTGACCTACACCAACATCAACGACATGAGCGTCGCCTGGGTCACCGCCTTCCGCGTCGCCAAAGAGTTCGCCGCCACCCTCTAACCCCCGCACCCCAGCCCCAACAGGCCCGTACCCGCAAGGGACGGGCCTTAAGGGGTAGGACCACCTCAAACAGGAGACTGACATGACCGCCCCCACGCATCCCAAATTCATCGTCCGCAACGCCATCAACCCCAAATTCGTTCTGGCCCTTCACGGCGTTGCCTGCTGGACCCCAGAGCGCAGCAAGGCCATCATCTTCTACAGCGAGGCCGATGCCAAGAACATGGCCGGTGGCTATACCTGCGGCGCCATCGTGGAGAGGGTAGCCTGATGCGCCGTGGCCTCGCCCTCTACGCCGCCCGTCGCGCTCGCGCAGAGCATGGCGGCTGCTGCGCCGTAGTCACCAACTCAAATGGCAACCGTGCCCGCCCTTGCCGGCACGATGCTGTGACGGCCTTCGATGTCAAGATGATGCGCTACTGCACGAAACACGAAGACCACTGGGAGGCCCAGACCTTTCGCCAGCGCATGGAGATGAAAGAAAAAGCTTGAACTCGTGTCGCATCGTTGCTACATACCAACCAGACACGCACTCGAACCCGGAGACAGTGATGCCCAAGATCGATGCCTACCAGAAAGTCACCGACCAGATTATCGCCTCCCTCGAAGCCGGTGCGGCTCCCTGGCAGCGCCCCTGGTCAGTCAGCGGCTTCGGCGGACTACCAGTCCGCTTCAACGGCCAACGCTACAACGGCATCAACGTCCTGCTGCTGTGGCTCCAGGGCCGCTCCGCCCCGACCTGGATGACCTACAATCAGGCCAAGAAGCTTGGCGGTCAGGTCAAGAAGGGCGAGAAGGGCTCGATGGTCGTCTTCTTCAAACAGCTTCGCATCACCGAGACCAACGATGCCGGCGAGGAAGAGGCCAAGCAGATCCCGCTGCTGCGCTTCTACTCGGTCTTCAACGTCGAGCAGATCGAGGGGCTGCCGGCACGCTTCTATCCTGAGGCTGCCGAGAGCCAGAACGGCGACGCCCGCCTGGATGACATCGAGGCCTATGTCACCAACACCCAGGCCGTCATCCAACACGGTGGCGACCGGGCCTACTACCGCCCCTCGACGGATGAGATCCAACTCCCTGAGTTCGATCAGTTCGAGGATGCCGTCTCCTACTACGGCACCACCCTGCACGAGTTGGCCCACTGGACCGGCGCCAAAAAACGCCTCGACCGGCTCTTCGGCGCTGCCAAGGGTGACCCTGACTACGCCAAGGAGGAGTTGGTGGCTGAGATCACCGCTTCCTTCCTCTCCGCCACGCTGGGCATCGAGATCGAGCCCCGCGAGGACCACGCCTCCTACCTCGCCTCCTGGCTCGAAGTCCTGAAGGGCGACAAGAAGGCCATCTTCCGCGCCGCTGCTGCTGCCCAGAAGGCTGCTGACTACCTCGACGGGCTGCAAGAGACGCTCGAAAAGGCCGCATAAAAAAAGTGGGTGCTGCCCCTTGAAAAGCTGTAGCATCGATGCTACATCTTAGACAGAGACAGCGCCCACCCCTTTTGGAGACCATCATGACCGACCGTAAGCCCACCACCCTCGCCAAGGTCAGCATCAACGGAATGACCATCGGCGGGATCGTCTATTACCCCATCCACGATGGCTGCCTGTTCATCAGCCAGCTTCCCAGTGGTGCCGGCAGAAGCCGCAGCGCCCGCCCTTACGAGAACATCGTGAAGGCCGTCGAGAGGCGCTTCCCGAATGCCGAGGTCGAGAGGATGGACGCATGACCTCCCTCCTGGCCACTTACGAGGAGAAGGCGAAGACCATGGACACGCACTCCCTGATCTTCGCCCTCGATGACATCCGCGAGACCCTGCCGCTCTGGAGAGATGAGCCGGCAGAGCATCCGTACCAGCGCAAGCTCTATGCTGAGTGGGATGCGTATGTGGTCGAGCTTCAGAAGAGGAGGGGAGTGTGAGCTACACCCTGGAGAACGCCATTAGCAAGCAGACCCTCCGAGGTCGCCGCTCTTGGTGCTACAGCGTCCTCAACAATGCCGGCGAGCGAGTGGGCGTGGTGAGGAAGCGCCGCACCTCTTGGGTGCTGGCGATAATGCAGAAGCAATTCATCCCCACCAAAGGCTCCATGGCCGACTGGGCCGGCATCACCAACGCCCCTGTCAAAGGCTTCAAGACCCTCGCCGCCGTTCGCGTCTTCTTGCGCGACCCTGACTTTGCACCCTCAAAATGAGAATGCCCGGCAAGATGTTTCGCCCCACCGAAGGATCGGCTGCTGACTACCTCGACGGGCTTCAGGAAGAAAAAGCACTGGCAGCGTAAAAAAAGAGCGATGCGGCACTTGAAAAGGTGTCGCATCGTTGCTACATACTAGACAGAGACAGCGCAGCCCCTTCAGGAGACCGTTATGATCCGCACTTTTTCAGCCTCCACCGAGAGCGCCGGCCACTTCGGGTTCATCGCCATTCTGGTCGATGCCAAGACCGTCAACGGCGTCACCACCAAGCAGCGCCACAAGGTAGGCCTCTCAGCCGACCGCCGGCACCGCGCCACCTTCACCACCCGTGAAGAGGCCCTGGCCGCTGCCGAGAAAAGCGCCACCGCCCGCAACGCCTTGATCAAGTAGAGAGGCCAACATGACCACCATCGCCAACCAGACCATCGACATCAACTGCACCCTCCAGCATCGCCTGGGCCTGCGGATCAAAGGGGAGTGGGCCAAGCGGACCATCTCCAACGTCGAGGCCGATGAGATGGGCGCCCTGCTGGTTGGCACCGTGAAGCTCCAGGGCCGCACCTTTCAGGTCGCCGGCATCGAGAGCCGCGAAGGCGCCTGGGACATCGAAGAGGAGCTAGTCGCATGACCTTCGCCCTGGACCCCATCCGCCCCGGCGCCCGCAGCGCCCGCGCCTACAACGTCCTCGATGACGCCGGCAGGCGCGTCGGAGCCATGCGGAAGACGCCCCAAGGCTGGATGCTCAGTCTGCCGGGGCACCAGTTCGCGCCGTCCCCTGGCTCGACAGCCGCCAAACTCGGCATCAAATTTTCCCACGTCAAGGGCTTCGCCACCGTGGCCTATGCCCGCAAATTCCTGAGGAACCTGTAATGCACACCGATGACCTCGAAGCGAGCGAGATCCCCTCGTTCCTGAAACGCACCAGCCCCGACTACATCCCGAGGGGTGAGCCGGTGCCCCGTGACCGGAAGGTCCAGAGCCGCTGGAAGAAGACCGGCACGTCCTCTGTGGCCCAGCGTGAGGCGGTCCAGAACGTGACCGACAAACTGACCCTCGATGCCCTGACGTGCTTGCCGGCGAAGTCCGGTCGCCTGGGGATCATTTCCGCGACTGCCAACCTGCACAAGAATGTGACCAAGTTGGCCCTGAAGCGGTTGATCGAGAAGGACAAAGTCAACCGCGTCTCTCGGCGCACCTACAGGGCGGTGTGAGATGCCCGACCTGACCCACTCAGAACAAGCCGCGACCGACCTGTTGAACGCCGTCAACCGGATGGATTTCAACGCCGATGAGTTCGTCGCCGTCGTGATGCGCGACCATCGGACCCTCCAGCAGTCGCTGGGCGGGGCCGTCTTCAAGCTCATCGAGGCCTGGGGCCTTTGCCACGTCAACGGAGACTTCGATCTCCGCAACGAAGACACCACACGCCAGTGCCACGAGATCATGGAGGGGAACGGCTACGTTTCTTTCACCACCAAATACATCTAGGAGATGACCATGTACAAAGTCGACCGCCATCCGTGAGTGGCGGGTGGTCTACGCCGACTAGCCCAACAACCCCTGCTTCCTCGCCCTCTCCCATGCTTGATCGAACTCCTCTCCTTCGAGCATGGAAAGGCTCTCCAGGGTGACGTTGTCAACCTCGGCGCCGCCACCCCCAGCCATGGCCGATGATGCCTCGGCACCCTTCTGAAGACGCTCGACCTGGGTCTCGGCGGTCTCTGCTGCCGACTCCTCGACAGCCGCAGCAGGTTCCGGCATCTGTTCTGCCGGTGGGGCACCACCTGGAACATAGCCAACCATCTTGGCCATTTCGTACATCACACCGGCGGGGTTTTTGCCAGCACGAAAGGCATTGTCGGCGGTGAAGAGCGTGTCCCCGAGGAGCGCCTGCTGGGCCTGTTCCTGAGGCATCCCCATGGCCATGAACTGACCCATGCGGAAGCTCTGGATGTGGGCCAGGGCCTGGGGGTAGTCGGGATGCTCGATGGTGTAGGTCTGCTCCGCGTTCTGGATGGCGTTGTAGAACTCCTGCTGCTGCCCGGCCTGGGCGCCACGCTGCTCACCCTCCCACTGTTTCGTTGTCAGGGCATCGACCTTGGCAGCCGTCTGCTCCTGGCTCCATCGAAGCCACTGCGCCGGGTCTTCCTCGTAGTCGGGTTCCGGCTCGACCTCGGGCACCTCGGGGTCTGCCTGAGGCTTGAGACCGTCCATAATGGTGGCGAACGAGCCCTCCATTCGAGCCATGCGCTCCTTGACATCCTGGGCGTCCTTCTGGGCCTCTTGTCGAGCCTTGCGCTCTTCCAGAAGCTCCGCCAGAGGCACCTGACGTTTCGGCGCATCGGTGGGTTCCTCGGCTTCAGCTTCGGCCTCAGCAGCCGCAGGCTCTTCCTCGGCTTCCGCTGCCGGCTCTGAAGGGGGCTCTTCTGCGGGAAGCTCAGGCTCCTCAGCGGTGGGCTCTTCCGCCGGCACCTCTGGTGCTTCGCCTTGGGTGGCCTGGGCGAGAACGTCCTCGTCCACCTCACCGCCGGCATCGAAATACTTCTGTGTTTCCTCATCGACGGGCGCAAGCTCATCGATGATGCTTGGGGCAGCCGGCTCTTGGTTCTCGGTAGGCTTCTTCGCCATCTCTCTTCTCCAAAAAAAACCCCCGCCGCGAGGCAGGGGTAGTTCAACAGGGAGGCAATACGTCTGGGAGGACGTATGTCACTCTACCTTTTCGTAGCATCCCTGCGCGCTGGGGTCAAGGCTAGATGCCGGGGCGGTCTTCTCGCTGGGTCGCGGCTGCGGCGCCGGCAGTGGCCGCGAGTGGGACAGCGTAGCGTGCCCAGCCCATGGCCGACTTCTCCTTCATCTTCGGTGTGAGGTCCATAGTCCAGACCTCCTGCATGCCATCGGGGCCGGTGTCTATCTTGGTCTTGCCCACGGTCCCGCCGAATTGCTTGGCAAGCTTCCGCATGGTGTTGACCATCTTGTCATCGTAGAAGGCGATCATACCTCGACCGCCCACGGTGAGATCGTCGCCCGAGATGGTGCCACTGCCGCCCGTGAGTATCTGGTCGGCCTGCTCTTTGCCGATGAGCTTCGAGAGGTGATGCTTCTTGCGCTCGCCGCCTTGAGTAAGAATAAACTCATCCTGAGACATGCCGTCCACGTCGAAGAGACCGGCGTAAGCTTGGCGCCCTTCCTTGTTGGCGTGAACTACTATCCGTGGTCCGACTGCGCCGCCATACGAAGCCGGGTCCGTCCGCCATGTGATCTCATCCACATTCTGCCGAAGGGTCGCATCGTATCGGTCGATCTGCTGCTTGCCCGTTGTCCATGTGACCCGGTCGTAGCCGTTCTCTGTGGCCCAGCGGATGGTTTGCTGCATGGCTTGCTTGTGCCAGTTCTCTATGTTGGGTGGGCGGGGGACGGTGCCACCCTGATCCTTCAACTCCAGCTTTGCCGCAATGAGGCTCGCCCGCTCTTCCAGAACCTTATTGAAGGCAGGATCAGTCTCCATCAAATCCATTACCTTTTCCTCGGCGGCATCCATTTTACCGTAGGGGACGCCCTCCCCTCTTCCGAGCCCCCTGGCTTCCGTTTGCTTGAAGCCGGTGACCTCCTTCCACAGTCTATCCTTGTGGTTTCTGTACTCAACTTTCAGCGCACCCAGTCTGTCTTCAACCCTTACCAGCGCGGCATCCCTGGCCGGATTAACAAACCCCTCATCCTCCCCCTTCGCCACCCAGTCATTCTGTATCTCATCGATGTTCCAGACCTTGTTGCCATGCTCATCGATGTGTTCTGCTCCCCTCATGGTGTAGGTGGTGTTGGTGGGGTAGGAGTGGGGGGAGCGGAAGGTGCCGGGCTTGGTGTGACGGTTCTGGAACTCAAACTGAACCGCCCTGGCCTGGGCCTGGGCCTGCTCCATGGTCTCAAAGAGACCAGCATTCGGACCTTGTGGTGTGAAGGCCACTACCCGACCATCTCCTGTCGGCTTGAACTTCCAGCCCGTCATGTCAGGCTCTTCGATGAAGGTCCGCCTCCCCGCGTGCGGTGCCCCCGGCTCTAGCTGGAACTTGAGTTCCGTGTAGCGTTCGCCTCCCTTGAGGGCGTAGGTCTTCCAGTGGACATCGGTGCCTACGCCTGGGGGGAGGGGAGCGTCGCCCTCGCCTGCAATCTCGCCCGTTACCCGTTCCGCCGGCATGTTGTCCGAGAGAACATCCTGGGCCTCATCGAGCGCCCGGCTGCGGTTGCTGGCACCAGTGGCCTCGTCAACGCCCTCATACTCATTAACGTGGTTCCCCTCAGTGTCGTAGGTATTGTAGGTCGAGTGAGGCTCGATGAGCCTGTCGAAGTTCTCCGACCCGAAGGCCTGCTCCATGGCGTGCAACGTCTCCTGGCTTGGGTTTTCACGAAAGGCGGTGACGGCCTCATGCCTACCCGATGGCTTGACCTGGGCGAGCATCAGGGGCGTGTACTGGTTCTCAGGGCCAGCACCAATCTGCTTGACGGGGCTGGCCGCGTCCACCTCAGGGAGCATGGATGTATCGACCGGCTGACCGTCAACGCTACGGCTGACAAAGGGGCTGGCTATGGCGCCCGCCTCCACGTCCTGGCCGAAGATCATCGAGACCTGACGGTGGTCAGATGTGACCCCAGCCTCAGCCTCGAAGGCGTCGGCAATGGCCTTGTTATGGGCGGGGTCGCTGAAGTCGCCGATGGTCTGAATAACCCGCGTGTGTATCATGTTGCCGGTGGTGTCGATGTCATCAGTCATCTCGGAATACTCCGAGGCATCGAATACGACCTCGCGGACCTGACCGTCAGACATATTCATCAAGCCCATCGGAGCCGCACGAGCATCCCACGGCTCATCACTGGCCTCCCAGAACACCCGCTCATAATCACCAGCTTCATCCTCAAGGCCTACACCGCTCGTCATCGAGGCGTCCTCGACCCGCGTCAGTGACGGCGCGTAGATGTTCTGCGCCATGAAGTCTTCGAGCTTGAGGGGGTTGATGTGCTTGCTGTTGCTGCCCTCTGGGATGAGGCCCTGGAGGGCTTCGAGCATTCTGGTGTCATCGTAGCCGGCAGCTTTCAGCTCCGCGCCGGCAGCGTTCTTGAGGCGCTTGAGGACGGCTGGCGGCGTCATATCGAAGTTGCCCTCCTCGTACTTGCCCTGCATCTCGGCCACAGAGACCTCGGCGGGGGAGTAGGAGGCGGGGCGATAGGTCTCGGGCGTATCGATGTTGATGCCGTACTCATCGAGCATCGACCGCCTGGGGGCGTCGGGGCCGGTCCCCTTCAGGGAGCCTGAGGTGTCGGCCATCATGTCGCCAAATCCACGCAGCATTTTGGGGATGCGCCTCGCGCCGGCAACGGCTGCGTAGCCAAGGGGTGCGGCCATACCCATGGCGAGGGGTGCCACGTCGAGGGTGGCGTCGCCGGCAGACATGAGGCCCTGGAGCCAGTCGCTCGACATCTTGCCATAATCGCCAGCCGCAGCGGCATCAGCGCCCTCACCCCAGAATTTGTGGCCCCTCTGAATGTAGTCGTTGATGCCTGCGCCGGGGAGGAACTCAAGGCCAGCGCCACCAGCCGTACCAGCCACAACGCCGCCGGCACCGGCCTCGGCTGCCATGGCTGCGAGGCTGGGCTGGCCGAAGCCGAGGTAGGTCTTTGCCCTGCGCTCCTCGCCGCGCTGTGCCGTGTTCTGGAGGGCCTTGCTTAGGCGTAGCTGAAGGTCAGGGTGCTGTGCCCTGAGGTATTCAGATATGAGGGGGCCTTCTTCCATGGGCATCAGAGCGGCCCCTCATCCCCGCCCATCTGATCCGAGGCAGCCTTCCCGGCGACGATGCCGGCGAGGCCGTAGATGGGTATCTTGCTCTTGATGATGCCATCGCGGACGATGGTCTTGGCGTCGAGGCCGGTGACGCGACGTGTGCGCTCGATGGCCTCGTTGACGAACTGGATCATGGGCTTGCCTGAGGAAACGACCTTGCCCTTTCGCTCATCCTTCAGGGCCTTAGCACCAGCCCAGATGATCTCTTGGAAATAGCGCGGATCGACACCGGCCTCAGCAGCCATCTCCCTCAGAACCTCCTCAAAGAGGCCATAGGTATGCGTCTCTGAAGGTGCGCCCTTAAGGCCGAACAGTTCCGTCCCAATTTGCTCATCAATGGTAACCTTACGGTGGCCCTCGAAGGCGCCCTGGAAATTGAACCGCTTCGAGTTCTTGTCCCAACTGAAACCCATTTCCTCCATGGCCTTCCGATGCTGCTTGTAATTCCCGACAACCGTCTTGCCTCCTGCCGGGTACGGTATCTCATGGGTCGCCTGGGGATAGGGAAGGCCCCTCTCATCAAGCCAGTTCCCATACATAGCCATGCGAAAGTTGGCCCTCGGATCAGCGCCGCCAGTGGTCGCCGCCATGGCCACGGAGAACTTCTTCCTGAAGGCCTCCCGGCCAGCCTTGGCGCCAAGCTCTTTGATGAACTCCTTCTCAAGCTGGGCCATAAAGTACCAGTCAGCAGCGCCCGGCAATTGCTTGCCACGCTCGAAGGCTGCCAGAATGCGCTTCCTGGCCTCAGGGTTGCGAGCCTTGGGCATGTGCTTGGCGATGGTGGCGTCCTTCGCCGGCCTAGACTTCAGCGTGTCCCCTTCGAGGGGATACCTCTTCGGGTCAACATCGGCCCGCTTCGATATGTCAAAGTAGGGCCTGTAGTCACCAGCATCGATGCTGTCCTGAATGTCAGGCATTATCTTCTTGAGGGCCTCCTCTTCATCAGAGTAACCCTTGCCCAGGTATTTGCCACCGCCTGCGTTGGTTCGCTCAACCGCCGGCCCGACCTCAGGATACCGCGCCCCAAGCTCAGGCATGGGTGGGTCCGTCATCGAGGCTGCCCTCACAGGCCCATCCGGCACCATCGAGGTCACGGGCTTCGCTAAGGTTGAGGCCATGTGGGTGGGGAGGCTCTCGACACCGGCAGCGGCCCGGAGGTCGGCTGCGTATTTCCTCTCAACAAGAACGGGCGCCGTCATCAATGACCGGGCTGGGCCTGGGACCATGGAGGCGGGCTCTTCCTTGAGCATCGCCGGCAACGACATCCGCCACGGTCGCATCTCACCCGAGGGGAGTTCGCCGGGTACATCCCACTCAACGATCAACTCCTTCTGATCGACAGGCTTGCCTTCGCTCCGGTAGGCCTCCCAGAAGGGCTTCTTGGCCTGGGTGGCGGGCGCTTGGTTCGACCTCAACTCTACGGCTCTCGCCATCGCCTCGCCGGCACTCAAGTTGTATCGGTCGATGACGACGTTATTCACCGCCATATCAATGACACGCCCTTGTTGATCCACGGATAGCTCGCGAAATCGAAAGCCGTTCGCATTCTCTATCGCTCGAACCTGTGCCGACAACTCCGCCTCAGCCCCCGCCCTCACGGCATCATCAGCACTCTCAATGGCCTCGCGGAACTTGTCGGCCTGGATCGAGGTGCTTGTCCCCCTGGGCCAACCCTCTATACCCTGGATGAGGTGTTGGATCTCGTGCAGCAGCGTCGTCCTGACCCGTTTGGGCCTCGAGACAAGGTCCATAGCGTTCACGAAGACTAGGGGCTTCCAGTTGGTCTTCGCATTGGGAAGGATCACACCACCGAGGGCAGACCTACCAAGGCTGACCACCTCGATGTCCTTGAGTTCAGGGTAGAGTTCGTAAAGCTCCTCGTGATCCAATAATTCACTCAGCTTCACGCGCCGCCTCGCCTGCCTCCTGTTGCCAATGTCCGCAGGCCACGGCTTCAGCTTGGCGTTCTTGTCGCTGATCTCGAAGGCCATGCGACCGCCGGGGGCCTCGTGCCAGCCCGTCTGCTTGACCACCTTCTTGGGATCAGTGCCTTCAGCAAGAGCGCCCCTCGCCCGCTGCATCGCCGGCAGATTGGCGCCAACCGCCTTAGAGCCAGCGAGCGTGCCGCGTTCATCTTTGACGAAATCGTCAGCGAGCCTCTCCAGGGCCTTAGCGTACTTCGTGCCGTAAGGAGCTGGTGAGGTCGAGGGGAGGGCGCCGGCAGTCTTCAAAGCCGACCCCAGCTTGCCGGGCGCGAGGCCTCGGAACAGCGATGGCAAACCAGCCAGGGACGCCGCCATGACGAACTTCTCGACGGCGGCTGGCTGGCCGGCCTCGACCTTCTCCATCAGGTCTCGCGTAACGCCGTACATGCCGAGGAAGGGCAGGTAGTCGAACTTGGGATCGTACCAGGGGTTCTCGGCACGCCAGGACGGCCCGCCCGCCGTCACCGATGTCGCGTTGGGGGCGTACTGCTGCCCATGCTGATTGAAGAACATGGACTGGCCCGGCTGCATGCCTTCCATCTGCCTCTCGATGAGGGCGTCTGGCGAAGGCACTGACGCCAGCGGATTGACCGGCTGCGCCATCATCGCAGGCGTGATGCCGGCAGCCTGACGAGCCTGGGCAGCGGCAGCCTCGACCTCGGCGGCGGGGTAGCCCAGGTCCGTGCGCGAGGGCGGCGGCTGGGCCGCTATGGCCTGCCGCGCCTGCTCCGCCATCGTCGGGGTGTGAGGCATGCGGAAGCCCCCGGTCTTGAGCGCATCGCGGCGACCTTTGATCTTCTCCGACTGCTCCGCCACCTGCGCCTTCACCTTCTCCACGGTGGGATTGGGCTGAAGCCCTTGAGGCTTCGGCCCGAACATCTTGTCGAAGCCGGCTTGATTGAGCTGAGGCGGAGAGGCGCCCGGCCCATCAGGTGATGCGGCTGAAGGGGCGGCGGCTGCACTAGGCAGCGGAGCGGGGGATGAAACCGCTCCCGGCGGCGCCTGCATGGGCGCCTCTCCTGGGTAGACGGGCGAGAGCAGCATTTCTGCCGGCATGCCTGTCATTGTGGGGTTTTGCCGTAAAATGTGATCAGGGTAAACCATTTTCTAGGCCAGCGCCTGCTGGAAGCGAGAGTAAGCCGTGGGGTTGGCGTTGAAGAGATCGAGGAGGGTGCGACCGGCACCCGGCACGTTTCCGGTGAACCCAGTATAGGCCTGTTGGACCGCTGGATCAGTGAAGCCGGGGTTGATGCCAATGAGATCTCCCGAGGAGCGGCCAGCCATGCCTGGGATGTCCGTAAAGCTCTGGAGGTTGAGCATGGAAGCCGAAGGGTCAGGCGGCGTGCCGAATGATCCGTCAGTTGCCCAGCCCATAAGGCCAGCCGGGTTAGCGCCTGCGGATACCTTCGACTGGATCTGGGCGTTCGTCAATGGACCCGATGCGCCCGAGAGATCGGACAACGCGGTTGTGGGTGGTGGCAACCCCCGCCATATCTCCGAAGGCGCGCCCCCGCCATACGAAGCCGGGTCGATGGTGTTGCCGCTGGACGGAATGTCGTTTGGCCCCTCGGGTCGCCACCAACCACCGCCGCCAGGGAGTTGCTTCAGACCCTCCAGGTTGGCAGGTTGGCCTGCCGGGGCAACTTTCCGCTCGGCGAGGAGACGCTCCAACCCGGCGGAGCGGTGGTCAGTGGTGGGCACAGGAGCAGCCATCTGCTGCTGCAACGAAGCAAACTCAGAGGCAGGCACCATGTTACCGCTGGACGGAATGTCTCCTGGCCCTTCTGAGCGCCAGTAGCGCCCGTCAGGCAACTGCTCGATACCCTCCATGAGGTCGGGTCGAGGCGGCTGGTAGTTGGGGTTGATGAACTCGTTGTCGCGGTAGTCCAGCGGCACCTGGGTGATGGGGATGCTGGGCGGTGGCCCCCCACCATCGCCGGGGTTATTCATTATATTCATCCGCTCCAGGCCCAAGTTATCGCGGAACTCATTGCCCCCAAAGAGATCGATGAGGCGGCGCGTCTCAGGGTTGTTAAGGTAGGCAGTGGCTGTCTGCTGCCGCCAATAGTCTGCCCCCTCCCCGCCCTGCGTGGCCCCCTGCTGCTGGAGCTTCTTCCAATCAGCGAAGAGCTTGTCGTATTCAGCCCGGTCAGCGATGCCGGCATCAGCCAGCAGCTTCTTCCGCCACCTGTCGAGTTCCGCGATCTGAGACGGGTCATCGAAGTGACCCTCCGCCTGATAGCTGTCGAGTAGGGCAACGTCTTTCAGTCCGCCCCAGGCTTGGTTCGCACGGAGCTTGTCGGCCCCAAGCGGGGAGACATCATGGCTGCCGGCGGCCGTGCGTTCGAGGAGGTGACGGTTGCTTTCGTTGCGCCGGCCCATGGTGATGTTGGCCAAGCCCGAGGCGCTGTCGATGCGACCGTGGCGGATGTCGCTGAGGTTCTTCTCGACGCGGGCAATCCATTTTGCCTTGGCCGCTTCCTCCTCCTTGGTGTCGCCTCGGGTGAGGAGTGATTGGATACCCAGTGTGATGGGGAGTGCGGCCCAGGCGGCGGGGCTGGCGAGGCCGGCGAGCATGCCAGCAGGAAGGCTGGGCATGCCAGCAGCCACCAAGGAGGCAGTGCCTGGGGCACTCAACCCGCCCCACCCAGCCAGCATCGTGCCGATTGTATTGCTGCTAGCGGGAAGCGGCGCCCCAATCCAGGGCGCCGCCGCTGTCGAAGCAAGCCCCTGAGAAGCAGCATAATCTGCCAAAGTCTGCGACCCAGCCGAGGGGCTGAAGTAGTCCCCGACACCACCGAGGATGTCATCACCGCCAGACCCACCAAAAGTCGTGTTCTGACCATAGTCGCCGGCAAGGGTGTCGGTAGGATAGGCAGCTCCGCTACCCAAACTACCACCCCCAGCACCAAAGACTGATGCTGCGTTTCCGGCCGTACCTGGGATACCTACACCTTGCGCTAAGGCCATACCTTCTGGACCCATGGCAGCTAGTGCAGAAGGTGTCATTCCTAGAGCGCCAGCGGCTTCAGCAAATGTTGCTCCCCCTGCATTCATTGTGCTTGAGCCTAGGCCAAATTTGGGGCTGAACCAGTCTGAGATTTGCTCTAGTATGTCGGAGCCACCAGAGGCCAAGCTCCCGGGGCCACCAGAGGCCAAGCTCCCGAGGCCGCTGAGCATGCTGCCGGCGTCAATGCCGCCCCCACCACCCCCTGTCGTGACCGTGCTGCCTCCCATAGGCATGCTCCCTCCCCCAGCCCCACTGGCCCCTACCGGGGGCAACCACGAGGCTGGGGTGGCCACTGGTGCCGGCGCGGGGGAGGGTGGGGCCGACACTATGGGAGCGAGTGTGGTGCTGGGAGCTTTGTAGATCTCTCCCAGGCGGGTGGACGCATAAGCCTCTTTCAGCGTCTGTGAGGGGCTCTTCTTGCTGCCCTCTCGGAGACGGTTGCTCTGTGGCCAACCAGAGTCAGTTGCCCAGACGGGCTGGGTTGTCGCACCCACACCAAGAGCGTCCCCCGCCCACGAGGGGACGTTGGTGTTCGTGTTGAGCATGGTGTTGAGGGCCATAGTCTAGAACCTCGGCCCGGTCTCGTAACCCACCCCCTCCTGAGGACGAGAGGCCTCGATCTTCATCTCCTCGATTTCTGTCTTGGCCACTTCCCTGGCACCAGCAACCATTCGCTCCTCGGCCCGGTCAGCTATGCCGTCGTCGTGCCTAAGGAGGTCAAGGCCCATACGGTCGCCGTGGTCCTCGCGAGCCTTGCCCATGTGGTCGTCGTGCTGCGCCATCGAGACTTCGAGCTTGTTGGCCTCGATGCCCAGTTTGGTGGCGTCGAGGTCCGTCTTGGCCAACTCCGTCTGCGTCTGTGCCTGGGTGAGGGCAACCTTGGCCTTGTCGAGTTCCGCCTTGGCGAAGTCCTTCTCGATCTCGGCCTTGGCCAACATCTGCTGCATCTGCTGCATCTCTTGCTGCATGCGCTGCATCTCGGGATTTTCTTTGTTCTCAGCCATCTCTTTCTTCCACTTGGCCAACAACGTCGCCGGCAGTGGCAGATAGTCGATGGTGTCGATGGGTGGCGTGATGCCAATCTGGGTGAGGAAGGGCATGAGTTGCGTCAGGACGGCGAAGACCTCCTCCTTCTGGTTGGGACTGGAGGCAGCCTCGTCCACGACCACGTCGTAGGTCACCACTGCCTTGTTACGCGTCAGCTTGACGTACTGGGGGCCAAGCTCGCTGTCGATGCGGATCAAGCGGCCATCAGTGAGATGTTCCTGGATGAACTCCAGCAACGTCCGGCCCTGTTCTTTGCGATATCTTCGAAGGCTGTCAAAGACGCGAGCCAAAATATTGTAACCGGCCTTCTTCCTCTGGTGTTCCAACACACCCGGCTGGTTGCGGTCAGCCATACCGAGGATCTCAAGATTGACGCCGCCAGTGTCACGGATCGACTGGATGGCAAACTCCATCATGCGGTCAATGCCGGCAGGGAATTGGGCCATGGCCTTGTCACGGACCTTGTCCAGGCTGTTGGGCTTGACCAGCGTGACGGCATCGGGCTTGGCCCACTCCGCCTCCGCCTTGCGAGGATCTGCGAAGGCGTCCTCCTCCGCGATGATGCCACCCTTGGAGTTGGCATTGATGATGTGGAGGATCTGGCTAAAAAATTTATTGGCCCACTTCTGTGGGTCCGTCATGCCTCGAACGAGGCCGTACCAAGTGTTTTTGTTCCTATCTCGCTTGCCTGTGATGGCGCGATAGGTGAAGCCTGTCTGCGAGGATGACTTCTTGTTTTCGAGAATGGTCTTGCCGGCAGCGTAGGCTCGATAGTAGACCCGGCTCTTGGTCTTGACATACTTCACGCCAAGGGCATCGAGTTGGTCCTTGACCTTCGAGAACTCAGCGTGCTTGAAGGTGACGATTTTTTGGCTCTCGGGGTCAGCCACTTTGTAGATTGTCTCTAGTTCGAACCACTGCTGCTCGACCACCCAGATGCTGGGGTCATCTCGATTGATCTTGTCGCCCTGGTCAGTCTCGTATTTCCAGGCCTCACTGGCATCGTGGGTGTCGGGTAGCACCTCCTTGTCCTTCCACAGGGCTCTGTTCCCAACCATCTCTAGCTTGTTGGGCCAGCGTGCCTCGAAGCCGTTGATCGAGAACTTCTTGACCCGCTGCAGCCATCGGGCATCCCCAAGGTTGTTGCGCTTCGCCGTGGCGTCCCACCACATCTCAAGGGGATCAGTTCGATCTATGTTGATCCTGCCTTCAGGGTCAACGTCATACTCCAGATGGGTCTCGGTCCACCCCATGCCGCATGTGACACAATCAAGGAAGGCGTCACTCTCCTCATCCTCGGCATCACAAAGGTCTCGAACCCAACTCGCTGCGCCTGTGAACAACTCGTTGACGGCAGCATCACCCTCCTCGCGGGGATAGTATCGGACCTCTTGTCGATTGCCGACTTCCATGCCAGCAACGACATCAACCACGGGGCCGATGCGGTTGAACGTGATCACGGGTCGAAGCTGCTCTGTTAGGAGGGCCTTGTCCTTGTCATCCCACTGTTCGCCGGCAACCATGTCAAAAGCCATCCTGGCCTCGCTGCGCCAGTCACCTGAATGGCTCTCGGCTCGCTTGCGGTTGCGGGTAATTTGATTGATAAGTTCGTCGTCAGCAAGGGGCATCAGGCTGTGCCTCCAACAAGGGTCTGGTCCTTCACCACGTCGTCGTCATCCGGGACGAGCCATGGCCAAGACATCATACCCTCGACCTTTGCTACATCCTCGACTGTCGCCTTAAGACACGCCATCCTCACCTCATGGGGGACCGCATCGATCATCTCGTGAAGCTCCTTGATCTCCTTATGCAGCCGGCGCTGCCGGCGCCAGAGGCGCTCGTTTTTGGAGCGGAGCTTGGAGATGGTGGTGTTGCGATCTGCGAGGAGGGCGCGAACCCTAATAATGCGCACTGCAAATAAGTCGCCCTCACCAGCACGAGGGAGAGAGCCTGGAGGCCACGTCATTCCTGGGAGTTGTTTCCCGTCTTCCCCGATAAGGCCCAGCATGCTCACCCCCAGCGGTGGGGGTGCCTTACCCTCCTCATGGGCCTCACGCCGGGCCTTTGTGAACTCCTCCTCGGAAACACCTTCGAGGGGTGAGGTGACGGCACTGACCCGTGAGGCGTACTCAATCTCACCCTGCGCTATCTTTTTCATCTGCTCCGTGATCGAGAGGCTCTTGGTCTGACAGCGCACACAACGAACGACACCTCCCGAGAGGGGGAGCGCCTCGAACTTGTGACCAAGCACCTTGCAGAGTAAGCCCATGCCGTTCTCCTGGCTGGAGGCGGGAAGTGTAGCTGGTTACAAGCCTTCTGTCACCCTCTGTACTTTCCCACCAGTTTTCTCCGCAACCCTCACCATCATGGCAGTGCCCTTTCCACCTGGGAACGCTACCACAAGGTCTGCGGTGGCCACCTTCTGGATCATCTCGGTCATCACTCATCCGTCTAGGCAGCCCAGGAAGAGCCCCTTTTACTCTTCGCTGCTGCCCTCTCATATCGATCCATCTTCTTAGGCTCTGCGTATACAGCAACTGCGAAGGTCAGTCCAGCAGCGTCCCCGGCATCCGGTGAAAATTTGAGGCGCTTCTTGATCTTCTCCTTGGCCTCCAGCAGCAGCCTGCCACCACTGTCGGGCTTCGACTTCGGGGCACAGAAGTGCATCTGGATCTTTTCATCGTCGGGGATGTCGGCCCCGTCCTCCAGCCACGCCCTGAGGTCGTCCCACATCTGCGCCCGCATGTTGGCGTGCTTATCAACGTTGTTGGCCCTGCGACCGAAGTTGATCTTGTTGACCATCTTGTAGCCGCGCTCCAGCAGGCGATCAGCGAGGCCGGCACCGTAACCACCCGTGGTGTCGATGTTGACCGCCTTCGGCCCCCGCCCCATGTCGGTGAGTTCATCGATCTTCTGGGCCAACATGCCGGCCATCACCATCTCATCGCTCTCATCCCAGGTCTCGTTGACGAGACTGCCCAGGCGCCTGCCATGGCGGTCGAGGATGCGTGTCTTGTCGTTGCCACCGTGAGCCACGTCGACCCCGAGGATCACCGGCATGATCTCGTTGGCTGCCGGGAAGCTCGCCTTCCTCGCCGCCAGCACGATCTCGGGTCGGATGAAGCTGTCGTCGGTGACAAGCTGGAAGGCCTCATCGAGGGTCGCCGGGTACTCCTGACGGAACAGCCACGAGGGCTCCTCGGTCGAGCCGCCACACGATTTGGCCAAGACGATGTTCTTGTTCCAAGCCCAGTAGAGTTGGTCGGGGTCGAGGTCATGCATTGCACCGTAGTCGAGCCACTCGCTCGCCGGCACCCAGTCCTCGGGAGGCGTGCGCCGGTAGTCGTCATCGAGATGCCACGGCAGGAAGATCAGGATGAAGTCGCCGTTCCCCTCCATGGCCTCGATGCAGAGGTCGTAGAAGAGGTTGCCGATGCCGGCCCCCGTACTCTCGAAGATGACCTCGGTGCCGTCCTCCTCGGGGATCGACTGCATCACGCCAGCCATGTGGTCGCCGGCATTGGCCCAGTAGGCCATCTCGGAGTTGTGGCTGGCACCCTGGAGGAGGCAGAAGGAGTGGTCCTTGTGACTAACCTCAAAGTCGAAGATGCGTTTCATGCCGGCAACAACCTTCGACACGATGGGCATCCATGCGTATCCATCTTCCACCCTAATCGTACCGTAGTTGCCCCTGTCTGGGCGCTGGCGCTTAACATAAGGCTTTCCACACTCTTGGCTTAATCGCTCCACACCCTCCCCTGTGAGACGAAGAATGTATGCGGGCCGCTCCTCTCGCCCATACCTGATGCCTGGGGGTTTGTATGCTATAGCTGCCCAACCATAACCAAGGGAAGCTATAGCATCACGCATCCCAATAGAAATAGCTTCCCGTATTGATGTGGCTGAGATGCGACGATCTCTTTTGGCAGCGAAATGACCATCACCAGATAGATAGCCATGAACCATACCCCTCACAAACTCCTTACCCATCAACCACCAATACTCCGGTAACCTTTTTGCATCCGTTGAACCAACCAAACCTTCTATAAACTCTGCGAACGATCTACCACGAGACACCACATGGACGGTTTTTGTGTCCTTGGCTTGACGAGCTTTTATTGAGGTGCAGCAATCCCCCAATGCCTGAAGCCACTCAATGGTTCTTTCGACTTCATCCTCATGGACTCCAAAATCTACACTCGCCGGCCTCCTCTGTCCCGTCTGTTGTCTTTTGATTGACCCCTCAGCTAGATACAGCCCCACCACTCGACCAAGGTTATGGTCTGTTTCGACGGCGGCTGGGCCAGAGGGCTGACTGCCTCCTCCTTGCGGGCGATATCCTCCCTCAACTCTAAAGGGGAGGTGGGTAATATCGTGATGGATCTCGCGCACAGGAAAGCCAACCACATCCCCCTCATCTAAAGCTCCAGCCTTCGCCCAGCCAGTCCGCGTCCAAAGGCGGTGGTTGTTTGTGAGGGTAAGGGGGAAGTTAGTCAGCCCCTTCATCATCAGAGTGACACACTCCTTCATTCCTGTGGAGATGTGAGATATAGGCGCAGTCTCATTAGTATGCGTTCTCACCAAATCACCAACACGATAGGTCTCGATCTCCCTCAACCGCGCTGTGAGTGGGTCCACGACAAGAGTACCCTCAGCAAGACACCCATGAAAGTTCTGGACAGTGCCTCCGCGCCCCTTAGCTTTCGTCCTGGCTGTGCCAATGCGATAGCCGCTGCTGATGGCGGCGAAGTCCATCTCGTTGGCGTTGTCGGTCGAGGCCTCCGCCCTGATGCCATCCGGCACACCGGCGTGAATGCGCCCGGCCATCTGGAACATTTCCTGGGTGGCTTGATCCTCGTGCGTCAGGATGTAGGTACGTCGGCCTTCATTGAGCGTGGTGTTGGCATAGAAGCGTGCCGCCACATAGGTTGAGACGCCAAGCTGACGCGCTTTAGGTATCAGTGCCCTGACCCTACCCGTCTCGCGCTTCTGCTTCTCCAGGGCCTCGTGTACAACCACCTGGGCACGGTTCATCACGAAGGGAATGACCTCACCCTTCTTCGTTTTGATCTTCACACAGTCGCGCCAGAAGCGGGGCGGCTTGCGCCGATACTTCTTGCGCTTCTGACGCTGGCCTAAGAGTAACTTGACCAACACCTTCTCCTCGCGAACCTCACGAGTGTCAGTGAACTGTTGGGGCGCCTGCATAGTGTCTGGCTAAAGCTGTGGCTGCATCTATCTCGTCATCGAGAATGGCTTGAAGCTCTGCATCCGAGAGCTTGCTTAGGTCGCGAACATCGATCTGTTTCCGCTCCACGAACATGCCGAGGTGCTTGCCCACAAGCTCCAGGGCTCGACTGGCCGCTGCCGCGTTGTAATGCTCCTCGCCCATGCATCGATTGGCCACATTCACAAGGCTCTCCAGTACCCATGCGGCACTAACCTCAGTTTTCTCCGCCCTCTTACCTTGAGCGACCTTGATTGCCGCCATTATCTGAGGTTTCCTCAAGTTCTCCGCGCCCATCTGGTAGGCCGTCTTCTTGCTGTACCCGGCGCGGATTGCCGCCTGGGTCGCATTGAGGTCGATCAGGTACTCCTGAATGAACGCCGCCTGCTTGGGTGTGAGGTCCGACTTTTGCCTCACCTCAACTTCCCTCTTCTTCCGTCTCGCCCAAGCTGCCTTCATGGCCTTGGATCGATTGGCTTTCTTCTTCGCTGTCTCTGCCATGGCTAATCTTCCAATGCTCTTCTATGTCGTTCTGCCGACACCAGTCAACAACCAGTAGCAGGAGATCGTGTGCATCGATGTCGATTTTGCCAATCCAGGCCCAGAGATCTTCCCAGTCCTGGTCTTGTGGCCGGTTGCCGGGGATCATCCCCTCATGGACACCGGGAGATAGGTTGCTTGATGACATCACTCATCCCTTCAGTAGGTCGGTCTACTTGATCGTATACCTCATCGCTTTGGGGCGGATGATGCGGCCCCGCTGGTGGAGGCGCATCAGGATGACCCTGACCGCCAGCAAATCGAGGCCGGACTTCTTGGCCACCTCGCGGGCGTTGACCATCCGGTCTTTTGCCTTGGCCTCCTTGATGACCCGATAGACCTTGCTGTCGTTGGTCTCATCGACCACGGCATCCGGCTCATCGGGGACGGTGTCGGCGTTGCCGAGGAGAAACTGCCCCGCCATCTGCCGGGTCTCGTAGCCGCCCGTGCTGATGCCGTTCTGGGTGGCCTCCCACTCCTTGGAGCCGAGGCGCGCTACGGCGCCAATCTTTTTGCCGCCGGCAAGTACATCATAGCCGTCGCCAATTTTCGCGAACTCGATTTCACTCATGGTGATTTTCCTAATGAACCGTTGGACGATGGCCATCGTGGTCATCCTCATCTGAGTAGATAGCCTCGACGCCATCCATGCCGTTCAGCTTCGCCATCAGCTCGGCGTTGCGTTTGCGCTCGACGGCCAGCACCTCGGCACCTTCGAGCAGGGAGGCGTAAAGCTCGCCGGCCATGCCCTCCTTCGCATCCACGATGGAGTGATCCATCAGGTCGATGTAGCTGTCGGCCAGAAAGTCCATGGCCACCCTCGTGGCATCGTTCGAGGCCTCGATTTCAGCGATGACTTCCTTCACGTCGCAGACAATACACATGCCGAATTATCCTCCTTGAAGGGGGGTCTTGTCAAACTGCCGAAGGAAGGCCACGGCCCCCTCCAGCTTGCTCGACCTGACCGGCGTATAGACATGGCCAGTCCCGATGGACATCGTCGGCTGGTCATGGTGCGCCCAGGCAATCTGCCTGCCGTAGTTGATCTCGCGAACGCACCAGAGGCCATCGTGGTCCTGCTCTATCCAGCGGACAACCTTGCGGAAGGTGTCAGGCATCGTTCGCCGCCTCAGCCTTCACCGCCTTGACGGAGTGGTAGCGCCTGCCGCCACGGGGGCCGCTGTAGCGCACCTCGGCCCAGCCCTCATGAAGGGCGCGTTCGAGGTGGTTGTGACGGGCAATGCGAGCATTGGGGTTCGAGCCGACATCGCCGGGGGCGAGGCCGTTGTCTCCGTGAACCTCGTCGTACCAGAGTTCGCGGAGGAGGCGGTCGTATTCGTTGTGCTTCAGGATGGTCATATCACCCTCCTACCGACAGACCCGCCGACACGATACCGTCGATCAGGTTCTGGGCGGGGCGGTGGTCGACATAGAACTGCTGGCCAACCCACTGCCAGTCCTCGATGTGGACGTTCTCATCGAGGAACTCCTGGGCGGCTTCAGTGAGAGGGGCGAACCCCACCACAGTGCCGTGGTCTGTTGCTTTGAAGTCGGACATCACATCATCTCCTGTTTATCTTCCGACAGTCCTTGGTTTGTCGGAAGATTGTGTAAAAAAATGGAGACGGCCTAAGCCGCCTCCTCGTGGATCGTCAGGCGGGTCACCACCGTCTGCGGCGTGCCCTTGTAGTCGTCATGCTTTTTGACGGTCGCCGTCACATGGGCGGTGTCACCTTGCTCCAGCACGTCAGCGGCAGAACCAGAGCCCGAGGCCCACCAGATGATCACGTTGCCATCGGCGTCCTCGAAGCGATGCAGCGCGGTGCTGCCCCACTGGCTGTCATGCCAGGACTTGTGAACCAGGGTGACCTCGCCCAGGTCCAGGCGTTGCTTGGCCTCTCCGATGTGGCTGCTGGGGCGGGCTTCGCGGCGGGCGGCTTCGACTGCCTTCTTGATCTCCGCTTCCTGCCAACGCTGGTAGACGCTGATGGCTGAGGCGACGATCCCGGCAGTGGCGTAGGTCACGAAGTCATCCTTGAGCGCGACGCTGAGGTTGTGATCGAAATCGCTGCGGACTTCGCGGGAGGCGATGTGCTGGATGGTATCGCGAGCAACCTCGATGTCCTTCTCATCGGTATGGATCTTGATGCCCTTGGCAACCTGCTCCGGGGAGAGGAAGAACTGGCCCCAGGCGGTGTCAGCAGTGGCAGTGTACTCAGGAATGTTCCTGGCAGCGCCGCGAGAGACCCAGCCATTCTTGCGGACGCAGGCGCTGGTCTGGGCCAGGAACCGCTCCAGGCCAATCTCGGGATTGACACGCTCGCCGGCCCAACCCCACTCCTCGGCATCGCGGCAGATGTCCACGATCTTGTGAAAGGTCTGCCACTCAGCAACCTTCTGGGGATCGTTGTAGCCCAGGAAGTCTTTCAGGCACTGCCGGCCAACGGCCTTGGTCTCGCCGGCATCGTTCCGCAGGACGTAGGTGTCGTTGCGGCGACGTTTGGTCTGGCAGTGGTCGCAGGAACCGTCGTGCTGGCGGTACTTGACCGGCAGATCATCGACGGTGGTCTTGACGATGGTCTCGGAGTGGCTCTTGTGATCGAGCGCGGCGATCAGGGTCCAGCCCTTGATCTGCGGTGCGGCACCCTCGACCGTGACCTTGGTGTAGGTGCGGATGGAGGCGCCCTCGCTGCGGGAGGCCTCTTCGATCTTCTCAGTCGAGGTGGTGTTGAAAGCATCCTGACCCGGCAGCTTCACGGTGGTGAAGGTCTCGCCTTCGGTCAGGGTGACGGGCTCGCAGCCCAGCTTCTCGGCCTTGCGGGAGATCTTCTCGATCCGCTTCCGCAGGTGGCTGAGGTTGGCGCGGGGGATGTTGTACTGCATCAGATGGCTCCTGGGTTGGGGTGGTTACTGGACGGCGGTCAGGCCAAGCATGTCGAGAGTGATCTGGGCGTTGCCCGTGACGGGCTTGTTGTAAAAACAATCGAAGCAATACATTTTGCCCTGCCTGACATCGCCCGCGTTGGCCCACAACTCATGGCCACATTCCAGGGTGGCGGAGGTGATCTTGCCGGAGCGACGGATCATGCGGGCGGTGCTGCGGTCGGGGGCGCCCGTGGTGTGAATGATCTTGCGGATGGGTGCGGTCATCTGGGTTTCTCCTTCCCCTTCTATATAGGAGCTTTGGAGCAAAGATGCAACACTTTTCTTTCGGGAAAGAAGCCCTTATTTCCGGCCCCCCAGTTCCTCAATCTCATCCCTCTGATACACCCGCTCGATAGGCTTCACCGGATGCGGCGGTATCACCGTGACCTCGCGCTCGTTTTCACTGACCACATCAACGAGCCGTCCGCCATAAGGTCGAACGCCGGCCTTGATGCGGACCTGTCGCTTGGTTGATGCCTGCCATCCGTAACCGTTCCATTTTACTGTAGTCATCTATCTGTCTCCTGGGTTGAGATTGGTGGGCAGGCTACGCGGCCTGGACCCTCGCATGAGACTGGGCGAGGCGAGCAACGGTATCGATACCGAAGGCCACGTTCAGCTTGCCAGAGGCCACATGGAACTCATCCATCAACTCGGAAATAGCCATCATGATAGCCAGCGCGGCCTCAGGGTCATCACCCAAAGTCTCCAGCTTGTCCCTGGTCTTCTGGATACGGCTCATCATCAGGTCGAGGCTGCTCGTGCTGTCCGCGTACCAGTTGGCGGCGCCTCGACGGGCGAGTTCCAGTTCAATTTTCGGATCATTCATGTTGAGGTCGGTCATCTGTCTGTCTCCTGGGTTGGGGTTGATGCCGAAGGCGCCTATGCGCCCTCAATCAGCTTCACGGCATCGACCAAGCTGGTCGCACGGATGTAGCTGGAGAAAGCTGCCGGCCACTCAACGAACCACTCGTTGGCCGCTCCGCCAGACTTCTTGCCGCCGTAAATTTCAAAAGGCGAACCGTTGGCCAGCCCAGTGAAGGTGTAGCCATCGGCCTGCTTCGTGATCTCGGTGATGCGGCTGACGGTGTACTCGCGGCCATTGATCTTGATGTTGTTGAGCGGCGAGCCGTATTTGGTTTCGGTCTGGAATTTCGCGGTGGTCATGTTCTCTCTCCCTTGTGCCCCTCATATATAGGGACGATGTCGCATCGTTGCAACATCTAAATGGGATAATTAGGCATTTTTTTGACCTATTTTTCCCATAAGGAAAAGTCTGTAATATCAATAGGTTACAGGTGGGGAAATTTGCCCACCCCTACCATCCCGCATGCTCAACGTACCTGTCGAGGCTATCTTGAAGCATAGCACCAGCATACCCGTGACCCTGCGCCTTCTCGCACAGCCGCTCGATGTCCCTGAGGCGCCAGCCGTCCACCACGGCATGGAGCGTGGCGCCCAGGACGGTCACCTCGGGCGTGATTTCCATTGACCCAGTCTCTTCTGCCCAAGGGCGGTAATTATTGAATGGCTCAAGCATTGACGCCGGCAGCCGCTCGACAGGGGAGCCGCTGACCTTAACTCCACCCAGGTGGGGGCGACGAGGAAAGTAGCTGGCTGAGATAGCCTCGAAGACCTCCTCGATCTCATCGGCAGCCCAGAGGTGAGCCTCGCTCAATAGGCCGTTTTTCTGGAGACGGAGGAGAGGGTTCTGGCGTGCCTTGATGGGCGCCAACATCCCCTCGGTGGCATCCTCGGCACCTATCAGGTGAAGGCGTCGGCGGACCCAACCTGGGTCTAACCAGTGTCCGCCGAGGCGTGATGCCGATGGTGGTGCTTCGCGCATAGCCACCTCACCTCCAGCGGTTTTGAATAATCATCATGGTGCGCGTGGATGCGTGAAGTGCTTTGGCAAACCTCACACGGCCCCTTCTCCAGCCGTCCATCCCGCACCGCGTTGCCAACCGCCGTCTGCGCTTTGTACGCAATGGGGTGAGCCTTTTGCCACCGCTCCGTATTGGCCCGAGATGCCGCCATCCGTTCTGGCCGCTTGCTGCGAAGCCGGTCATACTCACGGACGCTCTCATTGCCCCTCCGGTGGAGACGAACATCTCGCTTGGTGCAGTCCTTGCACTTCCCGAGATGCCCGTCCGCCATTGCCTTATGCTTGTAGAACTCAGCGAGGGACTTGACCTCACCGCACTTGAAGCATTGCTTCTCACTCATCTTCCTGTCCCTCCAGGGGTTACTCAAGCCCCCATTCTAAGGGAAAGACAGGTCAATTAAAAGGGATAAGATCACCCTCCAGCTCATTCAGCGGAGCCTGACCCTGCCCCTGTTGCTGACCCTGCTGCTGCTGTTGCTGCGGAGGCTGCCCCTGAGGCTGCTGGCCACCCCAGTGCGTCGCTGGCTCGACGGCGATACCATGCCACTGCTGCTGTTGGGCCTGCTGCTGCTGGGGTGCCTGCTGTTGCTGCTGTTGCTGCTGCTGCCCCTGCTGGGGTGCCGGGTCGAGCATCCGCATCTCACCGCCGAAGCCACGAACCACCACCTCGGTGCTGTACTTGTCCTGGCCCGACTGGTCCTGATACTTGCGGGTTTCCATCTTGCCCTCGAAGTAGACCTTGGACCCCTTGCGGAGGTACTGCCCGGCGATGCCGGCGAGAGGGCCGAAGACGCTGACGCGGACCCACTCGGTCTTCTCCTTTTTCTCGCCCGAATTTTTGTCCTTCCAGCTCGACCCCACAGCTAGCGAAATGTTCGCCACCTGGGTGCCGTCATTGAAGGTCCGCACCTCGGGGTCGCGCCCGAGATTGCCCAACAGGATTACCTTGTTAACTCCGTCTGCCATCACTCTTCATCCTTATTCCGCTGCTTGAGGGAGCCGCACATAGTACGGCGTGTGGAGTGGTTCTTCAACAGTGTCGCGGTATTGATAATTTTCCTGATTGAACCACAGCCGCTGCTTTCCTTCCCAGTCGCCATTCCTTTGCTTGACCACGGAGAGCCTGACGCCGGCCTGACCCATGATTTCCTCGCGCTCCTCAGGGGGAAGCTCGGGGTTGTCGAGCGCGTCCTCTCTCTTGCGATTTCTATGGATCAACAGCACGTTGAACGAGTTCTGCACCAGCTCCGCCGCGCCCTTCACATCGTCTTGGACCGGGGCGCCGGCATTGTTCTGGCCGCGCTTCCGCGTGTGGGCCACGAGGTGGACATGAACGCCCTTCTCGATGGCCCAGTCCACGAGCTGGAAGACCAACTCCTCCTGCCCGACATAGTCATCGCTCTTGACCCCCAACCTCATCAGGCTATCGATCACGAACGTGGTGCAGCCATAACGCGCCCTGGCGTAATCGAACGCTTCGAGCATGGCTGGGATATTGACCTTGCCGACATGGTCGTAGATCAGCAGCCCGTCACCCAGCCACTCCAAGGCATGCCTGATCACCGGCTCGCTCGGGTTATGCCCACCCGTGGACTGCTTCACCATTCTCTTCAGCGTCTGGGCCGGCGCCATCTCCAGGCTGACCAGCAACACCCTCGCGCCCCTCGATAGCCAGTGGCAGATGCACTGCCCGAGGAGCTGGCTCTTGCCGCTCCCGCTCTCGCCAGACCACAAGCTGAGTTCGCCATCACGAAAGTGGACCTTCCCCGAGGTCTGGCTGAAGGGCAGCGTCTGCCCGAGGTAGGTGTTCTCGCCTGGGTGCATCAGCTCGATGACCTTGTCACCGTAGACCGGCGGGCGCTGGAGCTGCTCGGGGTCGAGGGTCTCGGCATCCGCGATGCACTGGCAGATGACCTCCGCCGGCACACCCTCGGTGAGGCATTGGTTCGCGTCCTTGAGCGGGAGCTTCACCACCCGGCAACGATGGGCGCCGAGGCGCTTCGTGATCTCGATGGTCGCAGCCTCGCCCTCGGCGTCACTGTCGAGCGCGAGGTAGATCACCTCGAACCGCTGCAATGCCTCAAATTCATTTTCAATCCAGTCCTGCTTGTTGCCGCCTCCCCCGCCAAACGGGACGCTCATTGCCGGGATACCGTAGGTGGCCAGGGAAAGGGCGTCTATCTCACCCTCGGTGATGGTTACCTCGGTCGCGTTGAGCGGCAGGGCCTGCCAGCCGAAGAGGATTTTTTCGCATTCGGCCTCGGTGGGCTTTGGCTTCCCGCCATCGACCGCTGGCCGGCGCTTGGCCATGATCAGCTCATCGCCGCGCATGAACGGGAAGATGATGTCGCCGCCGTCCTCGGCCACCTTGTACCGCTCCAGCACATCGAGCGGAATGCCCCGATGGTCGGTCAGATATTGGCTGACCTGGGACATGAATTGCGTGGCCGTGCAGCGTGGCTTGGCCGGTCTCTTCCAGACGCGCTCGCTCCTGGCGAACTTGGGCTGCTCGACGCCGAGGTAGGCCCTGGCCTCATCGAGGGCCTCGACCACGGTCAGGCGCCGGCATGCCATCCACAGGTCGATGAGGTCACCCCCCTCGCCCGTGGCGAAGTCACTCCATAGCCCGTTGCGGGTGTTGACCCTCAGGCTCTTGCCCGGCCCGCCGTCAGTGTCGCCGGCCTCGAACTCGTGGCCAACCAGCTTGCCGCCGGGGAGGAGCTTCTCACCCACGGCCAGCGCACGATCCGCCAGCATCCGCTTGATCTCTGTGATGTCACTCATTCCAAAACTCCGCCTCATCCCTGATCCCCTGGAGGAGGGCCGTCCTCTCGGCCAACGCCTCCCGCTCCACGAAGGATAACTTGGTGACCGGCTCGAAGTCACGGACGCAAGCCGCAAAAAATGCCCGAGGATTGTCTTTGTCGGCGCTGGCCGCTACGGCCCGAAGAACGGCAGCATCATCCATCCCAGCCTTCACGGCCTTACCGATTAGACCGGGGCCGACTACCAGCTTGCCACTATCCCAGGTCGAGGCCCGAAGCTCGTGACCGAAGGGAGTGCCGGCGGGATGTTCCGAAGGAACATCTTCTTCAATAGGTGTAGGTGTAGGTGTAGGTGTAGGTGCAGTGCGGGAAGGCTGCGGAGCCGTAGGCTTTTCGCAAGGTATTTTATTCTTATTGTGCCGTGACTTAGCGGCAGCCCTCCGCTGCTTCCGTTGCTTGTCGAGAAATTTTCTCTCTCTGGAAAGACGCGGCTGGGTGATCCAGTTGCCGTCCGTTTTGCAAAACTCCGAGATGATGGGTAGGATCAAATTCTGCCATTCATCATCGGTCGCCCGCAGCTTCCGCTGGAGCCATGCCGGGTCATTTGGAACCCGGCACTCGGGCGTCTTCCACATCAGCATCAGGATGCCGAGATAGGCGCCATGTTCTGCAAAAGAAAGATGGTGGGTGTCGCTGGTGTAAGCGTCGATCCACAACGGTAGAGATGGATATTCAGACATTTGTTGCCTCCTGCACGGGCGGTTAAAGAGGCTGGGCGTCCCCCCTGATGCAGGCAGGAGGTTCAATCCGTAGGGACCATGGGGAGCTAACCCATGACCCAGCCCCTAGACGCTAGTCTACTATGTAGGCGGAGGTCAAGAATTTTTAGAGGCAAGCAGTTCTAATGCTGGCATCATCTCCCTCCGCCTTCTTAATGCCTCCTCCTCCCCCGCGCTCACCGCATCAGACTGCGCCTTCTCCAGGTAATCAATCAATTGCCACCCGGTGACCAGTTGACGCACCTTCCCTGTCCCATTCCGTGAGGGGATCAGTACATGCCCAAGCTCCCTGCTCTGAATAAGCTGCCGCACCAGCGCCGGCCTGCAATCCAGAACGCGGCACAGATCATCAACGCTGTATAGGGGGTGGTATTCCACGACCCGCCCGAGAAGATATTCCCTGCTTTCTGACGCCCTGTCAGCAGCAACATGAGACGGGTGGGGAGGGGTGGCAACGAGGCGCACATTATGCAGCGGGTCTTCCCGCTTAATAGCCTCAGTCTCAGCATTCAGAGCCGCAGCCCGAGAGGGAAACTTTTCTATCTCAACGCGAGATATTTGCTCGAACCAGCCCGAGGCGGTTTTGTGTTGGGATAGGCGGACGATTGCATTCAGCGACACCCCAATATAAAGGAGCGTCCCCTCGCTATCATAGTGCCGATAAAGGTTGGTGGGGCGGGGATCACCCGCCCCCACGCCAGTAAGCATCACCCAATCCCCAGCGCATCCTTGTAGAGATGCACGAGGGCCTCCATCTCGCTCCTGGCGTCGGCGTCCATCTTCCGTAGACGGATCACCGCCCGCATGGCCTTGGTGTCGAAGCCGGTGCCCTTGGCCTCGGCGTAGACCTCGCGGATGTCGGCCCCGGCCGACCCGTTCTTATATCCACGGTCCAGCATCATCCTAGCGAACCGATCAAACAGACCATATACGCGAGGGTTCTTTTGATGAAACTCAAGCCACTGTCTTTCACACTTGTTGATGGGGGGCCTCCGTCCCATCACAAGGTCCGCCACTTTAATTGACGGAGTATAATCAAAGAGGTCATCCATCCTTCATCCTCCTCATCACACCCTCGATCACGCTATCAACAAAGGCGGGCATCAGTTCATCGATCACATCGTGGACAACACCCTCGGCCTCAATAGTCAGTTCGCAGACGCACTCATTGCCAAGCTGCCGGCGTAGGCCCATGATGGTGGCACGATACTCGGCACGCCGCTCCATAAGGTCGCCGGCACGCTGAATGCCTGAGAGGGCCGTTGCCGGGTCGCGCATGAACTCGCGCCCGATGTGGCTGGTGCCACACTTGAGTAGTTGCCACGCCAGCCACATCGCAGCGTTCCGTGCCTCGCAGTGTTTTCCCAAGCGCCCACGCCCGGCCATGATGCTGACCGGCACGCCGAATGCCTTGGCCGTCTCGGCTTGGATGTGAGCGATCCTCATGCCCGCGCCTCGATAATGATCTCCAGGGGTGCCGACTGCCGCTCATTCCACATCAACGTCATGTGAACAATTTGACTGTCGTCCACGATGAAGACGTCGGTGAGGAGGTCACTGACTGCCTTCTCCAAGTTACCGAGGTCTCTCTTCCGCCGGTCAGGGCGCTCGAAGAGGTAGGTGACCTTCACATCTCCAGCTAAGATTTCAACGTCTTCACCTGGGATGTCGCCATAGCGTGACAAGAAGCTCTCGAAGCAGAGCTTGATCCACTCTCTATACCGTTTCGTTTTTACCCGGCCCCGCTTTCCACGACCGGGGTCAGTAAAACAGGCCGAGAGCGGAGGCGGTATCGCCGGCAAGTAGATGCGATGAGCGACCTTCCAGTCAGCCATCCACGCGCTCCTGCTCTATCTCATCGAGCGCGCCCTGCACCTTTCGCAGCACGGCAAGGGTTGGTAGGGTAGCCCCCGAGAGCCAGCGGCGCAGCGTCGAGCGTGCGATGCCGGCCCGCTTCGAGACTGCGTCGGGGTTCATCGTGAGGAGACGTATGCGCCGACTGATGTCTTCGATTTCTCTGTCCATCATTGCAACATGCGCTTTCTCGCGACAATGTCAACTTTTTTCTTGACGCCGTCGCAAAGATGCACATATGTTGGCAACGGCTGCGACGCAGCCACAGGGGCCGACCGGCCTCGCCTCCCGCCCCGATCCCACTCTGGGGTGGGAGGCAACCAACCCAGAGGGAGACAATGGACAAGCACCTCAAGCGATTGACCAAAGAACTGACCACTCTCGGCATTCGAGACTGGGAAATCTGTGACCGTGCGCGGCACCGTCAACTGAGGTTCCAAAGCCTCAGCGGCGAGGCCAGGATGGTCACCATCAGTCGCGGCCCGGTCAGTGATCATAGGGCCGTGCGGAACTCACTCAGCGATGTTCGTCGCGAAGCCAGGAGATAGGAATGTACTCGACGCAAGAACAAGCCATCGAGCAGGCCTGCCACCGCGAACCCCACGGTGAAAACGCCTGCCGCGCCTCGGCCTGCATGGGCTGGCGCTGGGGCCAGAAGCTGCCCAAGCCCATAACCATCGCCTGCGAGAACAAGGGCGCCCTCGTTGCCGAAGACGGACGCGCCGGCATCATCCTCATCCCTGATGGCTACCAGTTTCAGGGTGCGGAGCTGATGGAGGCCAAGGGCGCCGAGGGCAACCCCATGATCAAGAAGGCTGCCCACTGGGTCGAGCCTCAGGGGAGCTGCTACACCCGTCGCAAGGGCTTCTGCGGCCCCTGTGGGGTGCCTGAGTATGAGTAAATCATGAAACGACAAGAAACTTGGGTCCACCTACCATGACAGGTATCCATGAAGACGAGCCGCTGTCAGGTTTTTATCGTCGTCGCCTTGTGCGCGGCGGACCCTGGGTGCCGGCAGTCATCTGGATGGAGCCAGGAGACATCGACCCCGAGACCGGCGAGCTAGCTTCAGACGATACGCTCTGCTGCTTCGTCAATGGCAGGCCGGTAGACGTGTTCAAGGAGTGGACATGGTTGGCCGGCAACCCGATTAGCGCCGAGGAATATTTTGCCCTGTTCGCGCAGTCCTCGGCGCCTTCCGCCCCGGCAGCCAACATGCCGGTTGACCCGCTTGCTGACGCACCTGTATTCTAACCAGCGGATGAAGGAGACAATTATGAGTGATGCCCCCGAAATCGGACACAATGATCCGCCCTCGCCAGTCCTCGAAGGCCTGCGCGAAAACTACCAGACAGAGCTGGCTCGTGCCCAGGAGCTGACCGTCGCGTTCTCTCGCTCGCCCACGGTGATCGAGGATGACGAGACCGCCGGCAAGGTTGGCGATTTTGCCAAGCAGTTCGCCGCCGTCATCAAAAGTGGGGAGGCCGCTCACAAAAAAGAGAAAGAGCCGTACCTGACCAACGGTCGCATCGTGGACAATTTCTTCAAGGCCCAGCTCGTTGAGCCAATGCGGAAACTGAAGGACGAGCTGATGCAGCGCCTCACGGTCTATGGGCAGGCCAAGGCACTTGAGGAGCGCAAGGTGCGCGAGGCCGCTGAGAAGGAGGCCCGTGAGGCCGCTGCCGAGGCTGCGAAGAAAGCCGCCGAGGCCGAGGCCGCGATGGAGACCGAGACCGAGGTCGATGACGCCCTTGTCGCCGCCGAGAAGGCCCAAGCCGCTGAGGAGGCTGCGAGACGCGCCAAGGAGGCCGCTGAGGCCAGCAATGCAGAGCTATCTCGCACCCGTGGCCAGCGTGGCTCCGTGGTCAGCCTGACCACCACGATGAAGGGTGAGCTGATCTCACGCGAGGCCCTCGACCTCGAAGCCCTCCGCCAGCACATCAGCGAGGACGCCCTCGAAAAGGCCATTCGCTCCTTCGTCAAGGCCGGCGGGACTGAGCTTGCCGGCGCGAGGATTTACGAACACACGAGCGCGACAGGACGCTAACAAGGGCGGGGCTTTTGGCCCGGCCAGCGGCGGGGTCAGGTGGCCGTCTCCTTTCCCCTGCGATGCAGGGTTCAAATGGCCAAGAGAGGCGTCCTGCCTCCCGCCCACCCCCCACGGGGCTACTAGTGGGCAAAGGGCGTCAACCGCCGCAACCCCTCTGGATGGAGAACAGTGATGAACGAAGAAGAATACAAAGCCACCGACCTGGGCAAGATTGCGCCCGCCCTGGTGGCCTTCCAAGCCGCCGTGTCGAGCGTCGAGAAGACGGCACTCAACCCCCACCTCAATAAGGATTACGCCGACTTCGCTGATTACGTCAAAGTCGCCCGGCCCATCCTGGCGGAGAACGGCCTCTGCGTTGTCCAGCGGACCTTCCCCAACGAGGCCCCCAACAGCATGCTGCTGGTGACCACGATAATCCACAACTCGGGCCAGTGGATTTCTGACGGTGGCTTCCTCGTCACATGGGGCACTGGCAATCGCGGCGTCAATATCAATCAGGCGCAGGGTGCGGCGATGAGCTATGCGAAAAGATACACCTACGCTGCCATCTTGGGCCTCGTGGTCAAGGGCGAGGATGATGATGGCATCAACGCCAGCCCCCAGCAGAACCAGCTCACCCCGCCACCGCAGTCGCCCACGCCAGTGCAGGCCGGCTATGGCGGACAGGCGCCCCAGGAGCCGGCATGGCAGCCGCCACAGGACCAGGGTCCACCTCAGGGGTGGAACGATGCGCCCCAGGAGCCTCAACAGCCCCAGGCGCCCGCCCCCGCCCCCGTGGGCAACATCTCACCAGAGCTAGCCGGCTGGGCCACCACGCTGCGGACCCAGCTCCGCCACGCACCGCACGAGGGGGCCATCGAGCAGACCTTCAACAACCCCCAGAACCAAGCGCGTCTGGAGGAGGTCAAGGCTGCCTCGGCCACGGGCTACAACCATCTGGTCGAGGAATACCAGAGCGCGCTGGCGAGGGCTCGGAATGCTTCCGGCGCGGCGTAAGAAAAAGGCGAAAGGCCCGGCCCACCCGAAGGGCCTCGGGAAACACAGCGCCTCGCCCAGGCGCTCCTTTCCCCGGCATCGGAAATGGATCAGGGGGTTTGGCTGTTCAGTGCCGGAATGTAACAGCACCCAGATCGAGGCTGCCCACGTCACCCTCCCTCTGCCCGAGGGAAAGACCCATCTCAAAGGTGGCACCAGCCAAAAATGGCATGATGCAACGTGCATCAGTCTCTGTCGCAGTCACCATGCCGGCCAACACACGCTGGGATGGAAGCGGTTCGAGAGAGACGTTCTCAAACGAGACGCCGTTAAGCTCGCCATCGAGTTCGCCTCGAAAAGCCCCGTTCAGAACGTAAGGGATGCAGTAAAATGACATCGAGGTCATTGACGTGATTGAAGCCTTCCAGCCCGGGTTCCACACCGGCGGTGACCCCGTCCAGGATCTCAAGAAGGCCCGTTGGCATCTCGACCGGGAGATCGAGAGGCTCGCGTGACCAAGCACTTCATGCTCCAGAAAGGTGGAGCCCTCTGGCCCGAAGATGAGGAGTGTCAAAAGCGGCTCCAGAAGATTGGCGATGACAACGCCTGTGAGATCGAGATCATCGTCCCTCGCAATATCAAACACCATCGCAAGTTCTGGAAGATGATGGACCTCGTGCGCCGGCAATCAGTCCTGCAGGACCGTTACCCCACCACCGAGGCCCTGGTACAATCCTTCAAGATCGTGACGGGTGTGATCGAGCCTGTGATCCTGCCTGACGGCGAGATCAGGATGGTGCCGGGGTCCATCAGCTTTGCCAAGATGGATCAGGGCGAGTTCGACGCCTTCTATACCAAAGCCGTCAAGATCATCGTGATCGATTTCCTGGGTGGCGGTCCAGAGGATGAGGAAGGCCTGCGGAATGAGATCGAGGAGATGATCAGATGAGTGCTGATGTAATGTGGGCGCTATATGAGGCCAACGTACTCGAAATGCCACAAGTCATCGAAGTTGTTATCCCTGACTTGCCAGTCTTGGTCCCAATCTCCACCCCATCGCAATGTAATGTCCATTGACCTTGCTACTCCGAGGACGTATCCAGCGAAGTATGATGCACGTTCCCGATCATGCCAATCGATAGGGTATGGGGCGGCATCAACTGCGAGGGATGGAGATTGATTGTGCTTACTGTTTGGGAACTGGACCTTACTCTTACCTTGTCGGAACAACTCATCTTGTTCCTCCTGATCGCGCTGTCCTGTAAAGATCGTACAGTCAAAGTCATTCACTACTTCGTTGAACACTTGTTGAAGGAGTGGATGGCACTGGCTTAGTTTCGTCTGACTTTGAAGGCTGTACTTTGGCATCAGGATCGTCCTTGCGACAGACTTTCTGGTGGACCTTGTTATGATCTAGAATGTCACGCCGGTCTGAAATGACACCAGCATGGCCCATTTGTGCGCCCTGTGCCCAGAACTGTTGTGTCGCTACCGACATATACAGTGGATTGAACAGCAAGCAAGCATCATTGATCGTCACTGTCGGAGCTTCTTGTGTATTTAGACAGCTCGTCAGTAACATCAGACTCGCTAAGGCGCTTGTTTTGGTTGCGTATTTCATTAGCTTTCTGCACTGACTTCAGTGCAACCTCATTGTTCTTTTGAATAGCCTTCAACTCACCAGCATCCATCAACTCCTTCCGCTCAAGGTGCGCCAACACGTTGTTGACGACCTTGAACA